CGGTTCCTAATTGAACACATACGCGCGTGAATTCGTCTTTTGTGAACATTCCCTTTCCATAGAAGAAAAAAGCTATTTCTATGTCGTCTTTTGAGATGCCGTAGCGAATACTTGCCCAGCGCATAATGAACGCGTAGTTTTCCAAGAAGTCATAAGGTCGTTCGATGAATTTGTGGCGAATACGGACTTGCTTTTCTTTGGCCATTCCTTTTAGTCGTTCTCGGTCAATTACTACCTTTCCGTTTTTGGCAATTGACAAATTGTTCTTTTTTGCGACACCATGGATTCTTTTTTCAGAAGTTCGCTTGTTCCATTGTTCGAAAGTTTCTCCTTCGCGAATTTTTAGAAATTCCTCCATAGATTCAGTTTGGAACCTATTTTTCTTTTGCTTGGCACTTCCGAAATTGTCCTTTTTATCAGCAAGTTTGCCTTGGACTTTGTTTTTGGTTGTGCCGGCAAATCGTCCGTTGTACTTTCTTTTATCTTCTTTATCTTCTGCCATCTCTGATTATTTTTTGCAATTCGCGAATTTTGTCGTTTAATTTCTCGTCATTCGAGCCTTTTAGCATAAGCCTTGTTCTTTTAACTAATAGGTTGTCTAGTTTTTCTTGGTCTGTCATTTTTTGTTTTTAAGGCGTGAGTATAATTGATTCGGTGTTTCCCATTCAGATTCAGGTCCGATTTTTCCAAATTCGCGAATAAAACAATATTCTTCAAGCGATTCTCTGTCAAACCAAATACTCAATAAGTCTATTATCGTATTGACCAATTTATCATTGTGAAATATCGGAAATTCGTTCATTGAAAACGCCTCTTGAAGCAATTGACCGTTCTTTTTATCATCGTATTTCTGCAATCTCATTGACTCTATTGCTGATGTGAATTGTTCTTGGGAAATCATAGGTTTGGTTTACTTAAATTTGACGAATTTGCCAATTATTACTCGTGTCTATCTTTAGCATTATGAAAATCTTTCCAAAGCGATCTACAATATTTGTAAATGTAGTAAACCGTGAATACTATTAAAATTGCGAAAAGTGCTTTCATCTCGTCGTTGTTATTTGGTTAATTGCTGATTGGGTGAGGGTTTCAAAATCGTAAAAGATTAAGACCCAAAATTAGGATTATGTTTTTGGTTTTCTTCTAGCCATTGTTTATTATTTTCTCTAGCAATTAACATCCAATCAGCATACCCGTAAGCGGTTGCAGTAAGCTCTTTTTTAATTTCTTGCAACTCCTCTTTGCCTATCTTTATTCCAAACTCTCCTTTTTCATCATAAAAAGGCATTTTATTTATTAATGCTGAAAGAGCAGCGGTTGCAAATTTATCTATTAACTCTTGGCTTTTTTTTGATTTGTTTTCCATTTTTTTTTAATAATTAGGGTTTTTATATTTTCCAACTTTTTCATCGTATTCTAAATCTAGCATTTCTGCAATCTCAATTACTTTATCAACTTTTGGATTTGCAATGTTTAATTTGCTAAAAGCAAAATCAAAAATATCTTCATCTGTTAGGTGTTTTTTCATCTTTATTTTATTTTAAGTTAATTATTTCGGTTATCATCCTTTTTTGTTGTTTTGGACGTATAGGTCTTATTTAATCAGTCGTAGCCACTAGTTATAGGCTATTAATCCTCAACATCGTGTTCAGAAATTTCATCAACTTCTGCAACCCAATCCATACAATCAGCTTCTTTAATATTTTCGTGTAACCAATCGGCAGCTTCTCTATATTCTTCTTTCATCATTGTTGGGTCAATTTCAGCCCATTTTTCAGAAGCTAATAATAATTGCTCATAAACTTCTTTTGGCATTTCTACATCACCTAAACCTACTTTGTAAGTTACTTTAATAGTTAAATCTTCTACTTTCATAATTCGTGTAAATTTTAACAGCCTATAACAAGTGTTTGCAAAAATTAGGGCTTTAGGCTTAACTTGATGGCTTGGTTTGTGTTTGTTATTATTAGTTTTTAATCGAAAATTAGTGCTTACTTTTCCCTAACTTCTGCAAGCACTCGAACGTTATGTGAGATTGTTACGATTGCGTTTCAAAATACATAAATTCCAAACATTTGTAAACACTTAAATTAGTAAGCCAACAATCTCGGATATATTCTTTGTACTTTTCAAAATCTTCATCAGTGTATCTGTAACCATCTTCCGTTCTTCTTTCCTTTAATCTTTCAAGATAACTTTCAAATGTTTCTTTCATCTTTTAAATGTATAAATGTAAATTGTATCAACTTTTTTTCCTTTACTCTCTAATCTATAATCAGGCTTTATAATTGCCTTGCTTTCAATTACTTCGTTTCCTGTTTTATCATAAACGAAATAACTTCCAAATCCTATAATTACAATCGATCCCACGATTAAAAGAACTAATAAGCAACCAAATGCTTCTCCTAATGAATTTCCCATAAAAATTTGTTTTAAAAACCCACATCCTCACATAACAGCCATTTGGCAATATGGCAAGTTCAGGCTTAATTTATAATTGGTTTTGTGCCTTACACACTTGTAATAATCCGATAATTCGGGTGTACTTTTTTGCCACATCGCCAAGTGGCAAAACGTTATGCGCTACTTCTCTACCAACTCCTTTGCGTATTCTTTAGGTGGTTTCATAATTGCTAAAATATTAAAATTGAACTTTATACTATTTCAAATGTTCTAAATGATGAAGCAGACAATCCACCAAAATACATTATTCCGTTTTGAATGTTTGCCGTTACGGTTGGAGACAAATCTATTTTAAAATTGCCGTTACAAGTTAGATTGCCAAATCCTTTAACTTTATCGCCTACTTTTACTTCTTTTCCGCGAATGTCTATTCTTGGTTTCATAATTGGGATTTATAGATTTGTAGGAGTTCTTGAATTGTGTAAAACTCAGCTTTTTGCAATAAATAATACTTTCCTTTGTGTTCTCCAACTTTGTGAATTTCCGTGCAATTATCGGAAAGCCACTCCGCAAATCCAATAGCGAAGTTGTCTTTTTGTTCTTGCTCTAACCCCTTAGCTTTGTTAAAAAACCCTGATAAATCATAACAATCAATAAAATTAGTCCATCGTTCTCCATCTGCGTCAAATGTAATTTGTTCTTTTAACCATTCTACTGCATCCATAATCTAAATATTTTAACGATTCCTCGTGTTAGTGTTTTTTGTGTTGGGTATGTTCTGCTTCAATTACCTTTTCCAATTCTGAAATGTATCTAAGAACACTAATTGGAACTTGCAAATAATCTTCTTCTGCGTTATTTTTCCAATAGTTTAAGTCTTTCACTTCCTCAATCGTTTCTTGTTTTGAAACAAAAGTAATTGTAATACCTCTTTCAATTTCTTGTTTTGGTTGTGGAATGATTGGTTTGTTTTCTGTATTTTTCATAGTTATTTAATTTGATTGTCCTTGCAATAACTTTTTAAGTTCGCTATAACTTGATCCTTACCTAATTTTGATTCTAAACAATAAAGAGCGTACTCAACCATATCTTTAGCCGAGAAGTCATTAAAATCATCTTTTTCGGCTATCAAGCTACCATCTTTTTCAAAAACCTGCAATACCACTCTAATCGGATTCAAATCAGAACCATCGCCAACAGTCACTAATCTTGAAATTATTACTTCTTTACATTCTATATTCGCTTCCATAATTTTAAATCTTTTTACTATTCTCGTTTAACAAATTTTCCTCAGCAATTTCTTTTACTTCATTACCGCTTGCGGTCGATTTTTTTTCAACCCCAGATACCTTCACAAAATACCCGAATTCGCCCGCTTTCTTCGCCTTCACAAACGCAATATTCACCACTTCAGCAGTATCTTTATTCGTGTACTCATTCACATTGGTCCTGATCCAACCAACAAATGAATCCATACGTTCCTCGCTACCTGTCAATTTAGCAACTACTTTTTTAATCTTAGGCGACACAGATTCTTTTACAACCAAAGGCGTTAATATTTTATGAACCGCTGTTTTACTCAATCCTACAACTCTAGCAATCTCTCTTTCAGGCTTCCCTTCATTAAACATCTTGAAAACATCAGCGTTCCTTTTTTCCTTATCCATGACAAATACATTTATTAAATTAATATTTGACAAATCTAAATACTCTTGGTCTCTTTTCCTAATGTTTGGTCACTTTTTTTTATTGAAATTTATTTTATTCCTTTTTCATTGGTCACCATATTTGGTCTTAAACCTATCTGTTGTTGACTTTAACCTGCTTTGGTCACCACTAAAACTACTCTTTTTACTTGTTTTTGATAGTTTTGGTCACCATATAATACTTCTTGGTCACTCTTGGTCACCTCGTTTTGATAGTTTTTAATATAGAAAGAGTATATTACCCCTTAGTATAATACCATGGTTTCTGGGCGCTGATCCTCAAAAGGAAAACGATTTTTTTTTTGATACGGGGGTTCTTTTTTTCAATTCCATTTCTAAAACGTTTTGACTTTTATAACTTGATTTACAACGTGTTACGTATAAATTAAACTCGTTTTCGTGTTTGGTTCTGGTGCTGAAGTTCATTTTTATAATCTTATTACGATTGTGTTTTAAATTACTAACTTACTAGCTGTCAATGAATTATAATTTACATTTATGGTTTACTCCGATTTATTGCTTTTGTGATCCTTTCCAGGCTTCGCGTGAAGTGTTGATTTTTAAGGCGTTGCGCCTCTTCGGGTCCTACAATATTCCTACAAATTAAATTAAAACATCGTTAAAACGTCGTTAATTACAAGAAATTTAAAAACGATGAAATGATACTATTTTTTTTTATTTGTTTCTTATATGGTTTGTGTTTGTGTTTCTTGGAGAGCTGCCGCACTCTTGTTATTGGCAAATCTGAGATATTTCAGGACATTATTAGTCAATTTTATGACATTTTAAGTCAACAATAATTAAAAATTAAGCGAAATAAGGCACGATAAAGTATTTTAATTAATATTTTAGTCTTTGAATGTTTACTTTGTTTTAAAATAGCGTTTCTTTTGTTGTGTGTTGGTCCTGGTGTTTGTTTAGTTCCTTTGCTCTGGTGTTTTGCTTGGATAATTGGCAAATTTGCGATATTTCAACTTCAAACCTCAAAAACCTCTTTATTCTTGTATGCTTTAAGCATATTTAATCAATCTTATTTGTAAGAATATACTACAATGTTAATGTAGTTCGTCGATAATTAATGTATTTTAACGATTTTATTAGTTTGGTTTATATTGTCGTTGTAGGTTTGGCAAAGAATTAGAAACGAATATAAATTTAATCTTTATTTATTATGCGAACTTTCAACCAAAATTTTTTAATCGACGATATTAAAATGCTGAAAATTCAAGAATTGCACGATCTTAAAAATTTGTATTTGAATGCAAAAAAATTTGATAAAGCCGAAGAGATTCAAGACAAATTAAATAGTTTTAAAAGTTTCTGTAATTGGGCAAATGATGCACAAATTTTAGAAGAGGTTAAAAGTAGGTTAACCGATTTTTATCAAGTTTTAGCGGGTTATTATTATACAATTGCTGAAGACTTTGCCGAAAATCCATTTATTAAAATTGATAGGCTAAAAAAGGCTGTTATTTGTTGCAATCATTTAAAGCAACATTGTAAAGACGCTGAAATTTACGCGAACAAATATATTTGTCAACAAAATAGAAACTATTTAAAATAATCATTATGCAAAAATTCAATCTTTTATCCGACAAAACGCAAGGCAAGATATTGTTATTTATTACGGTGTTTTCCTCTTGTGGTTTACTAGTTCTAATTAGCGAATTCACAAATATTATCAATTTTATAATTTAATTATCATGGAAGCATTAAAAATTAGAATTCAATGCCCTTCAGAAAGAACAAAAACCGTAGGAACATTTTTATCGGGAACCGAAACAGGCAAACAATATACAAAAACATACTCTTGTGCGGTTGATTTGTTTGACAGTTCAGAATATCAAATTTTAAAAAATAGAATAGAAAAATAATTTAATCTTAATACTTTAAAACATGGAAAATTTATCTAAACAATTGACAAATGAAGCATTAAAAAGACAAAATGAAAGTCTTGCTTCTATTCGCAAAATTACTACTAATGAAGCGGGAAAACTAGAATGGTATTTAATACAATTATTGCCAGCAAGCAAAAAAAGACACACTTTTGAAAGTGTTACAGAATTGAAAAGTTATTTGGTTGATAGGCTAAAAAATCAAACTATCAAAAAAATTGAATCCTTACAAAAGGAATTAGTATTTAATGAATCATTGCAGGAAATTGAATCTTTAACTATTAACGTTGAATGGGAAAAATCTAAAATGTGGGGAAACAATCCGAATGCTTCGGCCTATGTTCCTAACGTTGGAGAAGTGTGTAGCGGTTCGATTGGCGGGTGTGGTTATGACAAAGAAAGTACATCAGTCGCAAAGGTTTTAAATCAAGTTCCCCAATTTAGAAAACTATTATTTGAGCTAAAAAATAAACGTTCAAATTGCAAAAAACAAAACCGCGAAGTTTTTGGTTATGGTGCTGGCTATGGTATTTTACCAAGTTTTGAGGGCGGTGTGGGCGTTAATTGTTACGATCGTGTATTTAACGCTATTGGATATAAATTTGAAACTGTTTCAAGTGGTAAAACATTCGACGTTTACCGAGTTTCAAAAGTTACGCCAAAGGAGCAAAAAAGAAAATCTACAAAATTATATAGTTACTCTAATTAAAAATCCATGTTGCAAAACAACCGAACACGAAAGTTATTAGGTTGTTTTATTCAACTTTAAAAAATCAAAATTATGCAAACAACTGAAAAAATATTATCTGAGAATGAACGCATACAAAAGTTCATTAAAGACTACCAATTGAAAAACGATTATAACCCGCGATTTTTTGAGCAGTACAACGCAAAATTTAATGCTGAATTTAATCAATTTTTAATTGATGGTAACTTTTCACAACAAACTATTAATTTGTTCTTTACGGGCTGTTTATTTGAAGTTTACCAATTGCAGCCAGAAAATTTAAAAGAACTTTTACAGCGTTATGATTTTGACAATCTCAACTATAAAGACTGCGAAAATTTGTTAATTGAAGTGCAGAAAATCGGTTATACTTTTGAGTTTGGACTCGACGCGGTTCCGTTTAACTTACAAAATTACACGCCATGAAATTGACAATTTATAAAAACTGGTTTTTGTGTTACAATGGTAAAGTTTATGCAAATAAAATTACCGATATTCATTCACGAATTAATAATAAAGCAAATATTAAAAGCGATGAAACAGCAATTTAAAATTATTCGTTTTTGGATCGGCGCAAATTTCAATCAATTGTTTTGTGTTTGGTTTTTGGTTTGGTTCCTGGTGCAGGTTTTGCGCTCCCTTTAATTAGCAAATTCAAGATATTTTAACCTTTAAATTTTAAAATTATGTATTTACACGTGAGAAAAAATCCGAAAACTGGATTTAAAGAAACCTTAAACAGCGAAATGCGATTTATTAAGGGATGGAAAAGAGTCAAGTAATACTGAAGAGAATTCAATATTCGAAACGAGGTTTTTGCCTCGTATATTACAAATCAAATTTTAATCTATTAACTATGAAAACAGAATATAAAAAACTCGTAAAATTGATCGACCAAATAATGATTAATTCATTATTCAGATCCGGCGGAACAAAAACAGAAGAAGAAGCAATTAACGCAGCTTATTTAATTCAATCCCCTAAAAAATACAACGGCACCGGTTTTGAATTGTGCTTTTTAGACAAGGGAAAAACTGAAAAGGATTTTTGTGTTATCGCTATATTTTTAAATCCATATAACGAACTTGTTTTTAGTTATGGTTATAATTATTACGGCAAAATGTACTACCAACACAAGTTTAAAAGAGAAGAAGAAAAAACTATTTTGCTGCTGGATTATGTTTTTAAATACGCGGATTGCGAAAACTTTAAAGAAAGAGTTTTTAATTTTATCAATCAAAACGAATCCGAAAAAGTAAAAGAAATTTTTTCAAATCAAAATTTATTAACCGCTTAAAAAAGCAAAAAATGAAACCGACAAACTTAAATATGTTATTTCAGGACCAAATAAGAAACTTTGCGCACCTGGTAACAAGCGAAACACAAACTAAAAACGATTTTTTAGCCACAATTAAGCAAAATTACTCGCTTAACAATCCAAAGGTTAATTTATTTTTTATCGCTTGTGAGAAGTCAGATTTTGAAACTATAAAACTAAATGCTAATCGAGATGCAATTCTCTTCAATCAATAACATTATGACAGACTTAAAATCCTCAACAATCAACTACAAAGAAATTACAATTTCGGAACGATACAGAAGCAAATATCAAGTTTCAGTATTTGATACAGAAAGACAGAAAACAACGTACAGAAACTATTTTAAAACGCTCCAGGAAGCCGAAAAATGTTTTGACGAACTCGTCGAAATCCAACAAGAAAAAATGTGCTATCAATTTTAAAAAGTAAATATTATGCAAAATATCAAAGCATCAAAACAGCTAAATAAAGACAAAACAAAGTTTAGTTTGTACTTCTTTGCTCTATTGAAAGAGGGCGCATATATTGAGCGACAAATAATGATTATTGGCGGGCGTGAAGTTGTTTCTTATCAACTTAAAAAAGACCTTCACGAAACAGAAGAAAGACCTTATAAAAATACTATTTACGGTCAATTAAATTTTGAAGCCGTAAAGCAATTTAAAAGTAAAGGTTTTAAAATTCGTGAAGCAAAATTGAAATGCTATGCGGGAGGACAAACCGAACAATTCTTTTTTTCTGACTATCAGAAACCGATGTTTAACTATTCAATTAATTAATTATGGCGCCAGACTTATCAAATTTTCAAAGCAACACTTTTGACTTTGAATTTATCAATGACTTCACAAAAATTTCGTGTTATCATTATTACGGAAAACATAAAAAATCTAGCTTTAAAATAATTTGCAATATAGAAAACACAGAAATTTCGACCGTAAAAAAAGCTATTGCGAGAATTAAAAAAGCTATTGCCGAAGCAAAACAAAATTGTACTCCTTTACATGGATGCACCGATTATTTACCAACAATCTAAAAACTAACACCATGCAAGATCTATTCGAAACACCCGAAAAAATTCCACAAGAAGTAAATAAAATCCTCGACAAATATCGTGAGGGAGATTATACTTACACCGACTGCGAAGAGATGCAGAAAGAACTGCAAAAAGTAGGTTTTACTTTTGATTATTATTTAGATGCTATTCCTTATAATCTTCGTGAGGTTGCGCCAATTAACGAATTTGAACAAATTATTCACTCAAAATAACAGAAACTATGAAAACATTCATAATTAAAACAACAGAAGATACTTTTAAAATCGTCGATATTGACTTCTTTAAAAATAGACTGAAAAGACAAACTTCTTTGGACAACATTCATCGAAAAAACCTATTCAAAGACGATGATAAAAAAGGACTCGCAAATTTTATCAAAGGAGTTATTTCAATTCCATTTGATGTTAGTGATTTTGATTTAGCAATAATGAAAAGTGTTTCCGACGAAAACGGAATTTTTCTAGAAAATGTGTATCAAGAAAAAAGAAAATTGTTTTGGGGAACCATTTACGACAAACAAAAACTTAAAACCGCTTAACCATGAACACAAAAACCCTCACTCGGTCAATTGTCAAAACGCTAAATAAATGGTTTAGAACACCTCAAAGAGTCTCTTCCACACAATTAGCCACAAAAACCGTAATCATTCAAGAAACGTACAAAAACAAGCAAATTTTGAACGTGTACGCAAATATTAACTCACGCTATTTAGCGAAAATCTAAAAGTTATGGCAAAAATATCAATACCTCAAGCAAAAGAAACTCACGAAAAACTAAGAGAGATTTTAATTAAATACGGTTGCGCTGAATACGGCGATTGTATTGTTGACGAAATAAGTTTTTTGTTAGGCTTCCCAACTACACTTTATTATTGCGAAGAAAAGAAACGGCACAATTTGCCAAATCGAGTTTTTCAAAGCCCATTAATTGAAGTTGTAAACTTTACCGACGGATCTTTTATCAACCTCATTCGATTGATAAAACCGTACAAAAATGGCGATGCTTATGCAATTTACGAATCGACCACAAATCCCGAACTCAAAAGCGGAATGTTTAAAACGTATGCAGCAGCAAAAGAAAAATTTGAAAAGTATTTCAAGATAGAAATTCTTGAAAATGGATTGAGAAACAAAGGCGTAACTTGTAACTTTACAGAAAATAATTATGAAAAATAGTATAATTTTAATGCTCGTTGGAATCGCTTTTATTATTGGTGGATTGTTGGCTTGTGAGTATTGGTTGAAGTTTTGGCTTCTCCTGATTCCAATTGGCGGATTAGTCATATTTATTTCAGGAGCTATGAAATTCATCAAAAATCTAAGCAATGAAAACGACTAAATCTCAACACAAATATTTTCAGTCTAAAGTCAATCGTGATTTTGTAGAGCGTTTTATCATCGAAGAAAGTATTATCGGATTCAATCATATTAATTTTAGAGAAAGAATAAATGACGAATTATCGTATCTCGGACTTGAACTAAATGAACTAGCTTCAAAATGCTACATTAGTACTTCTAGAATGTCGTATGTAATGAATAAAAATACCGAGTTTTTGCCAAGCGAAATTAACTCGATTAAAAAAATATTAGGAATGTGATGAAAAAAGCAATTGACAGACACAACCGGATAATTCAAATGAAATGGATTAGTTCAATTCGCAAATTGCCCAAGCACGTAAATTTGTCTTGCGCATACGACGAGGATTTTAATTTGCCAATTGTAGAAATTTCACCCGATCAAAAAAGTAATCTTAAAAAATTAATATCTAATGAAGAAACTAACTGAGAATCAACAAGAAGTAATAATCAGATTTATGATTATCGCCGCAATCGTATTTATATACTGCATCCTATGAAAATAACTGTAACCAATAATATTTGTGATGTTGAAAACGAGCATGGATGCAAAAGATTTGAGAAGAATGTATTTACTGTTTTGAAAAGGAATGGTATATTTGGAGAGGTTGTTTGTCTTGACGCTGGTATAATTGACAAATTTGATACATTTGCGACAATAGAAATCGACAAAAGAGTAATCCAACTTACCGAGAAAAACATCTTCATAGGAAAAATAGAAACCGCCAAAGAAAAACGAAATCTGTTTTTTGAGGTTCTGAACAACCAAATTGAATATTTGAAAACTAAATTAAATTAAGAATTATGAAAAAGTTAAATGGCATATTAGGAATGGCATTATCAATGGCGATGATGTCAGAAACAAATTTTGGTAGAGATAGCGAACCGATGAAGTTTGCGCCACCAAAACCTTTTAAAAAAGTAATTCCGAAAGGTTGTAAGGAGTATTGGTTTTTTAAATCTGACGGATTTGCCAATGAAAAACCAAACGCGTCTTATGAAGTAGTTTATGAATGTATTGCTAGTTCAGACAAAAAAGCAATTGAAAAATTTAATAATTGGAAAAATAAGTAAATATGAACGCAAACAAACTCATTCCATCATCTGTAATAGAACAGACAAAAGTTTACCAAAAACTAGGTAAAATCGATCCGAACAAACCTTATTTAAACAATAAGATACACCAAACTCTTTTGGTTAGAAGATTGTCAATAGAATCTATAACACACGCTTTAAACGTGTACAAAAACACCAATGAAATTCCCTCTAATGTTAGAGGTTATCAACTTGAAGTGGTTAAAGAATTAATTAGCGAATCCAAATATTAAATCCAATGAAAAAGAAATCAATCCCCGCATTAAAAGATTTGATTGACCGATATGTAAAATGTATTGAGTTTCAAAATCCTCAAACACCTAAAATAACTCCCGCAGGTAAATTATATCTTAAAAGTCAATGGCTCGGTCAAGAGGAAAAACTCTACAAATTAGTCAAGGATTTGGAAATTAAAGTAGTTCAAACAAAAAACCTAACTGAAAGATTTGAAACAAGAAGTTGCACATTCCAAATTGGCGTAGATGTACTCGGTTTTCCAACGTACACGACGCATGAAAATTTATGGCAGTACAACTTAGATAGTAAAAAGAATATTACTGCAACAGCGCTTGTAGATGCAATTCAGTATAACCACAATTAGCAAATCGCTCAATAACAATTTAAAAAAACTAGAAAATGAAAAACTCAAATTGGATATTCTTACTTTCAATGATTGCCCTTGTTGCCGAATCAATATTTTGGTTTGCCGGAAAAGATACTTTATTTCTTGGTAGTGTTTATGTGGCTTTAATTTGCACCTATTTTGTAATCAAAGAACTTGAAAAACTCAATGACACAAAGTCGAGGAAGAAATCTGACGAATTTGCTAAGAAAACGCAAGAAGAAACTATTGAACAATGGTCTTGGGAATTAGCCAAACAAAAATTTGAAGAAAAATGTAACTATAAACCTAATTTATCTAATCAACAAGATTTATTAGTTGTTTCTTCTATTCAAGAAGGTATTTTAATTGGCTCTGATTGGCAACAAGAACAAGACTTACTTATGCACGAAAAGCAAAAAGATAAATTGGTTTTTGAAAGTTTGCACAAAACTTATGAAGCAAATAAATACAGTTTGGCAATTGCCTTTGGAGATTGGTTGAAGTACGAATCAGTATGCTTCCCCGAACACAAAGACAAATCAATTGAAGAACTATTAGAAATTTATAAAAAATCGCTGTAAAATGGAAAATCAAGAAATAGAAAATTGGATCGCCACATTGCAATTAAGGTGGTTTGAACACGGATTGGGAAAAGACGTACATCCTTCTTATCAAGGAGTAAAAATCAGAAGATTACAACAAATGTGGCAAGGAAGTTTAGGAAATCAAAGGTGGATAGATATTCCTACTGTAACTGAATAAAGCAAATCAACCATTCGAAAGAGTGGTTTTTTTGTTTTAGGTTATGCCAAAATGTTTTCGATCATAAATTCTATTTGCTCTCTAACATCATCATCGTGATTTCTTTCTCTTGCGGAATATTTTATAAAAACTCTATATTTTTTATAATAATGCTGGATTTCAAAAGTTCCTTGGTCTAATATCTCGACACTTTCGGAATGTAAATTTTTGTCTTTAAGTTCTTTTAAAAACCTTTCGCCGACTTTTTTTTCAAAATCAATGTTGGTTTCAAAAGCGTTCAATTCAAAAGTTTCTTCGAATAAATATTCTTTATGTTTCATTTTTTAATTTTTAGCACAATGATCTAAAAACTGACTCAAAGTAAATCCTTCATAACGCTTTTCTAAGCGCATTTCAAGCTCAGATTTGCCAAGAGAATCTAAAGCCATTTTGCTTAATGAATTCATTGGCATTTTAAGAATCTCCTCTCTTTTCGATTGTAATTCAAAGTGTTCAGATACAATATCCTTGTTTCCGTCGCTTAAAGATATTGGCGGTTTTTTACAACTACCATCGCAAAAGCATTGTTTGTTCAAACATTTTTTATTTTCCATAATTTTTAATTTTTAGCGTTCCAATATTCATTTAATTTTTGAGCGTGTTGTTTTTTAGAAATTTTCACGTAATGAAAGAGCATCTGCTCGTTCTTCCAACCCATTATCGACAATATGCTATCATTGGGAATTTTGCCGTATAAATTACTCGCCATACTTCTTCTAGCAATGTGAGTGGTGAATAACTCATAACGTTTGAAATATCCCGTTTCTTTTCTATTGGTTTTAGGATTCCATTTTTTACCGAAAACTAATTCATCAAATTTGCAAATTTGCCCAATTATTTTAATAGATTTCCCAAACTCATAAGTATTCATCTTTGGAGGTAGCTGACCAAAGTTATTTGAAATTATTTCTTTGATTATTGGGTGAACCGGAATAACAACTTTGATTTTCGTTTTTTGTGTTGTAATTGTAATGAACGAATCTTTGATGTTTTTTAAATCCAGATTCGTCAAGTAATCGCTACAACGAAGTCCGGTAAATACGCCCAAAAGTAAATTCTCTTTGGCAATTTGTAATTTCGGATCAAAACTAAAATCAGTATTGTAAATTTTCAAAACTTCTTCTTCGTTCAAATAAACACCTTCAATCTCACTACTATCATCATCGACAAAAACTCGCTGCGTAAATGCTGAAGAAACTTTTATTCCTTCTTCGGACGCGCGGGTGCAAAAAAACTTCATCCTGGATAACGTTCTTTTAATTGTGCTTGGGTTGTAGCCTTCATCTTCAAGAAAATTAGCGAAATTGTAGAAATCGTCAATAGACAAATCCTTCAACACCAATTTACCATCAAGCATTTTCTCATAATCCAAAAACAATTCTAAAAAGTCCTCGTATTGCTTTTTCAAATACTTTGGCATCGTTTGTTTGGCTGAAATCTTCCATTGGTCCGCTTTAGTGTTTAGCCAATTATTAGCAAAGTCAGAATAATAAACGAATACATCTGAATTTACTTGTGAGATTTCCTTTGTAGGACGATTGAAGCACTCAGAAATGATGTTTTTTACAAATTCCTTATCTATTATCGTTCCTTGGATAAAACTCTCGTTGTAGGCTCTTAAAACGTTTGACTTGAGTTCGGATAACTTTTGGTTGATAATTGGTGAATTTGCCGATTGCAATTCTTGGTTCCAATCCCCAACTTCCAAACTAATTCCAATACCACAACTAACGTCGAACTTATTTTTATAAAGCCGTAGCATTAGCTGATTGCTTTTTTTTCCGATTTGCAAATTGTAAACTATATTCATAGTAATTTAATTTTATTAAATTGGTAGCGCCATTGATTGTAATACATTTGTGCTTACGTGTGTATAAATTTCAGTAGTTTTTACGTTTGCATGACCTAAGTGTTTTTGAATAATCCTTAAATCAGTTCCAGCTTCTAGTAAAGCCGTAGCGTTGCTGTGACGAAGTAGATGGAAATGATATTTTTTACCTAGATATTGCTTTACAATAGCGTTGCAACTCGTGGGAGAATACTGCGCAAGAGTCTGTCCGTTGAATAAATATTCCTTTGGCTTGTACTCGGAATAATACTCCCTAAGTATTTTAATAATCTTTTCAGACAAAGCCACTATCCTATCTTTTCTGCCTTTAGATTGTCTAATTGTAATAATCATTCGTTTACTATCAACGTCAACTATTTTTAGGTTACATACTTCTGAAACCCTCATTCCTGTACTATATGCTAAAGCAATAATAGCTTTATGCTTTTTGTTTTCAATTTTTGAAATCTGGTCTAACAGAAACTGCTTTTCAATTATTTGAGGAAGTTTCTTTTCCGAACGTGGATATTCGATATAACGGAACTTCATAGGTTGTTTAATCGTAATTTTATAAAACAACTTTAAAGCAGAAATAGCGTGGCACATTGCGTTTCTTGTTTTGAATTGTAACAACCAATCTTTAATGGCTTTTTCATTAATCTTTGCGGGTTCTGTAAAATCTTTTTCTTGGCTTCTTAAAAACATTTCAACTTGACAAGAGTAATTTTTAATCGTATTATCAGAATAGTTTTTTAAAACTAAATCTTTCCTATACGTTTCGAGGTGCTTAGGAATTTGCATGGCTTATATATTGATTTTATTGGTTATACATTTAATTTTGTACATATAGTAGTTGGCAGTAATTTTACCGAACATTGCGTGCCAATTGCAATTCGAGTTTTTTAATGTTAATCATTTGAGAAACTACATTACAAATTGCGTTCGCTTGATTAATGTACGTTTTGTCTTTTTGTACTTTTTGAATAGTATCTAAAAGAATTATACTCAAATCATTTTCTTGTATTGCTACAATATTTTTTTCGTTTTCTTCCATTTTATTAGGGTTGAGTTCGTCTTTTTTTACTTGTATTGATACATTTTTTAATTCCATTTGTCTTTTTTCTAAAACTCCTTCTTTTAGTTTTACTCTTACTGGAATTAAATTCTCAATAAATAAATCTATTTCGTTTTCAAAGAAATTATAAGTTTGCTTATCTGTAAAAACAACATAAGTAACTCCTACTTTTTTCCATTTAGTTATAGTGATAATTTTATCCTTATAATTAAATTTCTTATCAATTAATAAATTTAGCTTTTGTTGCATCTTCAAGTTGTTGTTTTAGCTCTAAATTCAAGTCATAAAGTTTTATAATCTCGATTGATAATTTCTTTATTTGCTCGTCTTTGGTTTCTTTTTCTTCATTCATCGCTCCGTAATATCGGGTGCAAACAGATGTAGCAGTTCTTCCAGTTTTCAATGAAGCAATAAAAAACGCTTCTCTTAAATTATTAGGGTTTTTTAAAACCTCTTGTTTAATAATTTCTTCTTCTTCTGTTGTCCAATTTTTTGCCATAATATTATTTTTAGTAAAGTTTTCCTAAAGTGGTCGAATTTGACCACTTTAAATATTAAATAGTTAGTAAAATTTTCCTAACATAAAAAAAACTACTGCCAACAGCCGTTTTGATATAGTGGGGTTTTTGTCATCAACTGAAACACCAGTTTGTACTTGTAATCGTTAGGCATAACCGAAAGACGGTTTTTGTTTTTCCCCACCATCTCAAAGCGGCAGGACGTTATAAGAAATAGCTATAAAACTACTTCAAAGAACCATTTATCGTAATATCTATAATTACCAGTATTGTCTTTTACATAATAATCATCACAATCATCATAATCAGGATATTGTTCGTAAATTTCACCTACAGTTACATCTGTTACAACGTGTGTCGTTCTTGGAACTGCCATAATACATTTTAGTTTTTTCATCATATTTAGTTTAAATTACCCGCTACTTCTTATAACAGGTGTTTGTAAATACCAGCCGAAAATACTATGCGTGTAGGCTGGCATCTACAAGCACCGAACCGTTATGTGATAGTTTAAAAGACGTTTATCGTTCATTCCAAACCAATTCTAAAGCTGAAATTCCACCACGTTTAGAAGTTTCATCAATATCTAATTTTTCAATAACTTCAATAGCTTTTTTTACATTGTCAAAATAATCCATTTCTAAATTTAAAGGCGTAACGATTAAGTTTAAAAATCCTTCTTGCTCTAAAACTCCACCTACGAAAAACTCTCCACTTGAAACTATGTAACATTCAGGCTTTCCATTTCTCCAATATTCTGTTTTCAAACATAAATATCCATCAAATAAAAATAATCCAATAGGGCATTTACCTAGTTTTGCCGTTTTTTTTTGTTTCTTAATTAACATTTCTTTTCTATTTTTTCAGTTAATAATTTATATAATTCTGTTGGGGTTAATCCTTTAAATGAAACGCTTTTACTCTTTCCATTTTTACCTCCGATACAATCTCTAAAATCCATTCTCGTTTGATTTCCTTCTTGAAATACAGATAGTTTCAGTTCATCAATAATATAAGTCACTTTTTTAATACAATCTTCTTGGGTTACATCAATGAAGTTTAAATATTTAGTTTCTTCATCTTTTTTTGTAATAGTAAGTCTGATTAAATGAATTGGCTTCGGTTCGTATATCTTCATAATAAATCTGTTTTTGTTTAATAAAGTAGTTAGCTTTATTGTTACTTTTGAACTTTATCGTAAAAACCATCACATAACAGCAACTTGGCAATATGTCGGTTTTAGTCATTAATTTAAACATTGTCTTGTATCTTAAAGTTCAGTCATAAACTGAAAGTCTTGGCTTCCTTAATCCGCCACATCGCCAAGTTGCAAAACGTTAGGGAACAGTTATTCAACTATTGTACAATCTAGAAAATTCTCAAAATCGTTACCAAATAAATGATAAATGCTCTCAAACTCCTTACTTCCTTCGTCCCATATTGCAGGGCAACATTGATTTTCAGTATAAAGTCCATTATCATATTCAAAATCTCCTTCAACCAATGTTATTATTTTTCCTTCAGTTGCGTAATGTTCTTTTGCATATTGTTTTCCAAATCGGATTTTTACGCCAACTATTAATTTTTCTTCAAATTGTTCTTTTGTCATTGTGTTAATTTTAGTAACCGATTCCCTAACAATGCATAACACTAATTACGGTTTCGGTCTTTAATTTATAGTTTAGTTTGTATCAGTGATACGGTTTTTAATCTGAATGTTTCGGCTTACTTTATCCGTAACTAGAGTTATGCTCAACGATGTGTGCAACGCGCACGTCGCACACATCAACCGCGCGCTACACACATCTACGCGCTAAGCGCAACGTAGACGCAACGCCTAGCGCGCGGTTGTTATGGTTAATGCTACAATTCGTTTTTAAATTCACTATCCTTTATAATCTGCTACGGACTGTGAAAATATATATTGATTTTTACCTTTTTCAACTTGACTATTAAATTTAGTCAATTCAAGGATGTTTAAAAATTCATCAAAACTTACAGGAGTTCCTTTGTATGTGGAAATATCGTAACCTTCATCTCCACTACAAGCTCCTGAATAACCCGTTGAAACTTCTATTCTATTTGAAGTGTCGTAATAATTAGGGAATTTTACCTCTGCCCAATCTTGCCCGCGCCATTCTCCTTTACAGTATCTATGAAAAAAACAAAGACCACTCGACGTTGGTTGTTCTGTTAGTCCTTTAGTTAGTAAAAATTCTCTAATTTGTTTTTTTAAATCTGTCATAATTTTTAGTTTTAACTACCCGCACTAACCATAACAGCCGTTTGGCAATATGGCAATATCAGGCTTAATTTATAGTTTGTTTTGTGCCTTACGCACTTGTAATAATCTTAATAATTCGGTGTGCTTTTTTGCCACATCGCCAAGCGACGAACCGTTATAAGCAAGTGGTGGCTCGAAGCAATTCAACTTCTTCGGTGTCAGAAGTAAATCTAGCATTTCTGCTTTCAACCAAATTCACCTATGCCACCACCAGACTTATAACAAAGTATAACCGCAATTTGTAAACAATTCTCTATCTTTATACAGTCTGTTAGATTCCTTGTTCCTTTCGTGTCTGCATCCTACAAACTGCGGTTATACTCGGTACGTTATGCGTAATTTTACCAAACGAACCATCCAAAGAATTTTTCTAAATAAGGCAAAACGCCTAACCACATTATAAATTTGAATATTACATATCCTAAAAATTTACCAAAATTCACTGATAAAATAATTAGTAAAATATAAAATACGACCTTAAAAAAACGACGCATAACATCGTGTATAAGAGATTGCTTTGATTGGTCTGTATCTTTCGACATAGTTTTTTAATTTAAAGATTAGTAATATTTTGGAGGTATGGGTTTCAATCGGCGTAGCCTCCTATACACGCCGTCCGTTATAGTCAACTCCAATGCAAATGTAAAAAACAATTTTTGATAAACAATACAATTTCTGTACAATTTTAATTTTAAAACACAATCCTATTCCGATTGTAGTGCAAACACTAACTATTCAATGATTTCAACACCTTTTAAAAAGTAAGAATTGCTTTACTCCGAGTTTTAAAATACAATTTTTTGTAAAAATAATACAATTATTGTCCGATTATTCAAAAACATTTATATCTTTGCGTCAGTATAAATCTAAATCACAATAAAAATGACTCTACAAGAACAAAGAAAAGACCTCGATGAAGCGTCAAGATTTTTAGAAGGTAAAATAGCAGAAATGCAACATCAAAGACAAGTGTTGATAAACGCATTCAATTCTATTGACCAAAACCAAGAAAATATCTTGGAAGGTAAAAGCATTTTAGCTCAAGAGGCTCAAGAAATAATGAGAAATCTTAAATTCATTCCGTAAAAATGGCAACAATCAAACACGAAAAGGAAATTGATTCTCTTATGAGAGAGTTGTTTTACGATGAGAGGTTTGTGACCGAAGACGACTACCAAGAGATTATTGAAGAAACTTTTGCAACAATGGGTATTACTAAGCAACAAATGTCTGATGAAATTGAAGTCGGTATTGGAAATGGTTATTCGGTTGGTCAGCAAATCGAAATTATAAAAAACGTTCTAAAATCCAAATAAAAATGGCAAAATTAAAAAACGGTTGTTTTCTAGGTAGTCCTATAGGCTATTGGATGGCGTTACTGTTTTGGATAGTAACAATAATATTGACAAATCTAAATTTTAAATAAAAAATGGCAAAACAAAAACAAGAATTAGCTGTAATTGATTTCACTCAATTTTCAGTAGCGCAATTACCTGAATTGAAAGGTAAAAAAGAAGAGATTGCTTCGGTTATTGAGGCTAATCCAATTGTCGAAATCGTAGATAATGCGACGTATGAATCGGCTAAGAAAAGTCGTACTGCGGTTAGATCGTTGCGAACAAGTTTGGAATCCGAACAGAAAACCGTAAAAAAGCGTATCAAAGAGAACGTTTTGGACGTTGTGGATAAAGAATATGATTTGTTAGTTGCATTGGTTAAAGGTTCGGAACAATTGCGCCAAGAGCCAATTGATGCTTGGGAAATCAAAAAAGAAAATGAGCGTAAAGAAAAAGAACGTTTAGAACAAGCGCGAATTGACGACATTAAAACTAGGATTTCCGATTATGTTGCTAGTTGGAAAGAGGCTTTTGGTTTTATGGTTTTCGCCAATATAAAAGACGTTTTAGATGATTTCCACGAATCGAATAATACATTTGACAAAACTTTACTTCAAGAATTTGATGTTTTGTTTGATCGCGAAGTTTCTACTCTTGCCGAATTGCTAGATTCTAAAATTTCTACTTTGAAAGAACAAGAGCAAATCCGTATTGATAATTTGCTAATCCAAGAAAAAAATGTTGAGCAAACTTTAATTCAAGAATGGCAACGTACTTGGAGTGCAAATATTGATACGCTTTCTGTTTCCGATATTGCCGATGTAAAGTCTATTTTAGCGAAATCCAAATTAGCCAATTTAAAGCATTATGTTTCGGGTTATGAGGAAATTTACCTTTCAACTGAAAAACGACTGCATTCGCAAATAGAATTCGTTTCTAAAGCAGAAGAACAACGAATTGCTCAAGATAAACTTGACCAAGAGAAAAAAGAGTTTGAGGAAAAACAACTTTTAGCGAGATTTGAAGAACGAAAAAAGAAAGTAATTGAATTGGGATTGGTTGATGATGGAGAAGATAATTTAATTTTGGGCGATTTGTGCTTTACTTATGGTCAATTGTTTGATTTTACAGACGACAATTTTAATACTTCTTTTGACTTTTTTGAACAAAAAATTCAAGAATCTAAAAAGCCAATTGAAACATTTGAAGTTGTTGATGAAGAAATTATTGAGTTTCCTGCGATTGAAAATGTTAGTGGAGTAAAACACGTTGACCCAATAAATGTTTTACCTTCAAACACCACGGACAAAATTGAAGAAATCGCCAATAACGATGCTTTTCTTCAAACTGAAGAAGTGCTTTATCACGGAATTTACAAGAACGTATCTGAGCATATAGCTTCTTTTGAATTGACTTTTAGAATTAGCGATTTGCCGAAATTTGAGCATTTAACCATTAAAGAATTGTTAGAGCCTTACAGTGTTCCGACTTTAAAACAATAATTATGGCAGAAGAAAAAATAATAGAAGTCAATCCAGGAGATAGGATTGTTATCAATGTGAAAAACGAGGATTCCGACAATAGAACCTTTTCAATTAGCGAATTTGCTAAATTGTGTAACGTTTCTCGTAGCACGATATATCTCAAAATTAATTCCGGCGAAATTTCTACAATTATGATAGGAAAATCGCCAAGAATCGAAAGTAAATATTTAAACCAATTTAAAAAACAGTAAAATGTCAAACGAATTAGCAAAAACAAATCAGGCTCCTATCGTTGGAGTAAAAGCACTATCTAATTTCCTTAATTCAGATAGCATTAAAAGTAAATTCGCTGAAGTATTAGGCGATAAAGACAAAGGTGTTGCTTTTGTTACGTCAATCCTTTCTGTGGTGAATTCTAATGGCCAATTAGCCAGCGCAGACCAAAACTCGCTTTACACCGCTGCGCTAATGGCTGCCACACTAGATTTGCCAATTAATCCAAGTATTGGCCACAGTTTCTTGGTTCCATTCAACACAAAACAAGCCGATGGGACTTACAAAACGATGGTTCAGTTTCAAATATCGGCCAAAGGACTCAAGCAACTTGCAATGCGTTCAGGCCAATTCTTAAAAATGAACGATTCAGATGTGCGAGAAGGAGAAATTGAATCTGTAGATAGAATGACCGGAGAAATCAAATTCAATTGGATTCAAGACGATAAAGAAAGATTGGCCAAGCCGGTTGTTGGATTCATTTCTTACTTCAAACTTCAAAATGGTTTTGAAAGCACTTTTTATATGACCAAAGAAGAAGTTGAACTTCACGCTAAAAAATTCTCTCAGACGTACAAAAAGTTTGGAACGGGACTATGGAAGGATATGTTCGAAAAAATGGCCTCTAAAACAGTTATTAAATTGCACTTGTCTAAAGATGCTCCGTTATCAACTTCGGTTCAGAAAGCACTTATTTCGGATCAAGCAGTGATTAAAAACGACAAATTTGCCAATTCTACTGAAGAAACAGTCGATGTAGAAACAGAATACGTTGACCACCAAGAAGTGCCACTAGACGTAGAGGCAGTAAGCGAAGCAAAACAAAGAGCAAGAATTGTAGAGCATATCGCAAACGCCAAAGACATGGCTTCATTGGAACAAGTAAAATCAAACGTTGACCCCGAAACCGACCTTGGTTTATTCACATTGTACGATGATAAAGCTAGAGAGTTAAAAGGTAAAAAGTAATCAATTAAATTTTAAATACTATGTCAAATTTCAAAATTGGTCAATTGTACGACCAAGCGTTTCAAACGCTAACGCCTCAAGAGGTAAAAGATAACCTTGATGCTGTTGCTTATGGTATAGAGGAAAGACCTTATACTAAAAATCTTTCTGCTGAGGAAATTGTCGAAAAGAAAGATGCCTATTCGCAAATTGGACTTACTTTGTCCGAAATTGCGAGAGAGAAAAAAGAAGCGATGGAAAACTTTAAACTTTTGGAGAAAGAGCCAAAAGCATTAGCTTCTGAATTGCTTGACGCGATTAAATTCAAGTCAGAGCAAAAATATGGCAAACTTCATTTGGTAGACGACCAAGAAGCGGGGATGATGTATTCATTTGACGAAAGAGGCGTCTGTGTTGACGCAAGACCTTTGGATAAAAAAGAGCGTCAAACAAAATTAAGAGCAATTAACTCAACTAAAGAATAATATGAAAACAGAAGAAATTGCAAAAACAGCATTAGACAAAGGAATGACAAGCGTTGTTGTTCTTACAGGAACGGCTCCAACACAACACAACAACAATTGTGTTGACATTAATGGAAACATCGATGCTCCTCAACGGTTTTTAAAAGGTAGGTTTTCTACTTTTGACAAATTAAGTTCTCATTGCCTTGTTTCTACTTCGGAAGGTAAAATTGTGTTGGTTCTTAACGAACAAAGTTCTACCGACAAGTACACGGTTACAGGTACAGTTGAAGTCGCCAAGAAATTTACTTCTTTGGGAATTAACAAATCCGATGTTGCTTATAGTCCAGAGCAATTGGCTAATAAGCTAAAATTGCTTCGTTCTCTTTTTGTAAGTAATTTAGATCACGCAGGTATCTGTTCTACATTAAGAAACATCAAAGCAAAAGTTAGCGCTGATGTCGAAAAACTTGACGATAGAAAAGGAAATGTTGAAAGAAATTTCAAGCAAGTGGTAGAAAGTAATATGCCGGACGCTATCAAATTGAAACTTCCTTTACTTGAAGGCGAACCTGCTATCGAAATCGAAGTGAATGTGATTTTAGAAGTCAACGGCGGTTCCGACATCAAATGTTACCTTGAAAGCATCGATGCTGCGGATTTGATTGAATCTCAATTTGAGAAACGAGTAAATGAAGAAGTCGAAGAAATTGAAAAACTTGTAACGGTAATTAAGTATTAAATTGAAAATAGCGAGGTTTTACACAAATCTCGCTATTTTTACAATAAGTAATCTATGAGCGAATCTAAAGAAGTATTTTTCAGAGCAAGTTCTTTTGGAAATTTAATGACTGAAAATCAAGGAAGTGTTTTTACAGAAACAATGGCTGAAGAACTTGAAAATCTTTATTACGAACTTGAAAACGGCATAAATAAAAACGGCAACAAAGTAAAATGGACGGAAGCAAAAGCTGACAAGTTAAAAAATTTGGTTGCTAAAAGAGATGCACCACCACAATTATCGAAAACCGCAAAATCAGAAGTCGAAAAAATATGGCGATTGAATAAAAAAGGTTTTTGGGAAGACTTGGAAAACAAGTATCTTATGAAAGGCCTATTTAACGAGGTTGATGGAATTGACTTAGTTTCGAAAGCACACAATTCTTTCTACAATAAAAATCAAGAGAGAATATACAAAAACAACATAACCGGCGAATGCGATATTATCGACGTTAAATATGGTAAACGAATCGTTATTGACGTAAAAAGTTCTTGGAATCCTAGAACGTTTATGGATGGAGATTTGTCTAAAATTTACGAATTCCAACTACGTTGCTATATGTATCTGTATGATGCCGAAGAAGCGTATTTGTGCTATTGCTTAACCGATGCGCCAGAGCATTTAGTCACAAACGAAAAAAAGAAGCAATGGTATAAATTCTATTCTGATTCTATGACTCAAGCCGAAGTTGAATTAATGGAAACTAAACTTGAAAGAATCTACAAGCAAATTGAAACTAATATGGTTTATTCAAACAATCCAAATTATTCTCAAGAGGAATTGGTCAAAACTTTTAAAATTACTAGAGATTTGGAAATCGAGAAAGAAATGCTTGCTAAAATTCCTTTGGCGCTGAAATATTATAATTCAATTAAACTTAATCAAGTATAACAATGAGAAAACTCACAATCGCTGGTTATATTGGAGCCGATGCCCAAATAGCCGATTTGCCAAGTGGAATGCAAGTAATCAATTTCAACGTTGCTGTTTCCGAAAAAATAAAAGACACTTCAGACTACAAAACAACGTGGTTTAGATGCGCTAGATTTTCCAATAACGTTTCAATCGCTCCTTATCTTAAAAAAGGAACTTATGTAATTGTCGAAGGTAAACCTGATATTGAAACTTATGTAGATCAACAAGGTGTTACTAAAGCAAATTTGAAATGTATCGTTTCTGAAATTCACTTTGGAGGTAATTCTAAAAATGAAGAACCCGCCAATACTACTTCTGAACCGACAAAACAACCAACAGAACGTCCTTACAATACTTTTGTGGATGAACCGAAAGGACCGACAGAAGAAGAACACGATGATTTACCATTTTGATAACTTATTGATTATCAAGTATTTATAAACAGCAATTTAAAAATTATTGCTGTTTTTTTATTTATTTTGAATTAATATTTTTTTAATTAATTTATTTGTTTTAGATTTGCTTAAAATAATTTAATATTTATGGACAGATTAACCACTTCTGAAAAAATTAAAATTGAGCTTTCAAGAAGAAATATGACTCAGGTTGAATTAGCCGAAAAGTTAGGATTGGACAAGGTTACTATTAGTAATCGTATGACTTCTAATGCTTGGAAACCGCTTGAAGTTTTTTACATCAAAAACGAACTTGGGTTTGATTTGTAATTCTTGAATTTATGGAAAAATTATCTTGGTTTAAATTTACTCCCTCTGATTGGGTAATGGGTAAAATACAGCGGTGTCCAGAGATTACACAAGCTAGATTTATAAGGCTATGTTGCGTTTATTGGAACAAAGATTGTGTTTTGACATTTGAGGATGCCGACGTAGAAGTGGATCAAGAACATTTAAATATTTTGATAGCAAAAAAGGTTATTAAATTAGAAAGTGGATTTATTGTTATTGAGTTTTTAAATGAGCAAATTAAAGAAATTTATGTAAAGTCAACAAAGAGAAGGGAAGCGGTCAATAAACGATGGTCGAATGTAAATAAAAACAATACAATTGTATTAAAAAATGATACAAACGATATACAAAACGATACAGAGGAGAGAAGAGTAGATAAGAGTAGAGAAGATATTAATATAATATTAAATAAATCTCTTTTGTCAGAAATTAAAATTTCCGACGACAAAAAGTTTTTTCTTTTTAAAGATTTTCAATTAGAAGTTTTGGAAGAGCAAGTGGATTATTTTAAATCGGCAATTGGCTTTCAAAAATTATTTGTTAAAAACCTCAAAGAAAAAAGTTCTCCGACAACTCAAGTTGAAAATGCAAAATTCAAAACTTTTGTTGATCCAATTCGATTGATGTTTGAAAAAGACAAGGTTACAATTTTTCAATTACGGGAAGTTTACAATTATTTAGACAGTCTAGAAGGTGAGTTTTGGAAATCGAATATTTTATCAACTGCAAAACTAAGAGAAAAATTACCAACTCTTCTTGCTAAGAAAAATACAAAGTCGACAATTGAAGCGAAAAAAGAAGCGTTAGTTCCAAATCCAAGAAAAAGAGGCAAATTTTAATATGGATGTAAAAAAAACAAATATTATAAATTTAGAAATTGGTAAAATACCTCCGCAAGCTATTGACTTGGAAGAGGCTATTTTAGGCGCAATGCTTGTTGATAAAAGAGGTTTGGATGAAGCTATTGAGATTTTAACGTCTGATGTTTTTTACAAAGAGGCTCACAGACTTATTTTTGACGCCATTTCCGAGCTTTTTTACAAAAACTCACCCATTGACCTACTTACGGTATCAAGCGAGCTTAAAAAGGCTGATAAATTAACTTTGGCGGGCGGAGATTTTTATTTGATTGAACTCACTCAAAAAATATCTAGTTCGGCGCATATTGAATTTCATTCTCGAATTGTTCTTCAAAAATGGATTCAGCGTCAATGCATAAAAATTTCAAGTGAAATTATTGAGGAATCATACGATGAAAACGCAGATTCTTTGGAATTAATTGAAGATGCTTATCGCGAATACGGTAAAATTTCAGATTTAATTACTCTTGGTAAAAAAATAGATTTTAAAAAAAGCGTCAAAGATTTTTTGAACAAGACAACTCAAAAAACAAAAGGAGTTCCGTCGTCTTTGTCAAAATTAGACAAGAAATTAAATGGCTACCAAAATTCTGATTTGATAATATTGGCGGCGCGCCCAGGAATGGGTAAAACCGCACTCGTGTTAAACGAGGTGTTAGAGTGTGGTCTTAGAGGTATTCCTGTAGCTTTTTTTAGCTTAGAAATGAGCGAGAAACAAATAATCGGCAGAATGTTAAGTACTATTTCTGGGATTGAAGTTACTAAAGTCAATCAAATGGATTTAACTTATAGCGAAATTTTGTATTTAAAAAAGTGTTCTGATATGCTTTCTGAATTGCCAATTTACATTGACGACACGGGTGGAATTTCTCCAATAGAAATGAAAATAAAATCTAATCGATTAAAAAGAGAAAGCGGAATAAAAATGATTGTTGTTGACTACCTTCAGTTGATGAAAGTAAAAAACAAGAAAACTGGTAATCGAGAACAAGAAATATCTGAAATTTCACAGTCTTTGAAAAATTTAGCCAAAGAACTTGACGTTCCGGTAATAGCGCTTTCGCAACTTTCAAGAAGCGTGGAGCAAAGAGGCTCTTCAAAAAGACCTCTTCTTTCAGATTTAAGAGAGTCGGGATCAATAGAACAAGATGCTGACGTGGTAATGTTTATTTACAGACCGGAATACTATCATATTGAAGAATGGGATGATGATGAACATTCGCCAACTGAAAACACCGCGGAAATCGAAGTGGCTAAATATCGAAATGGAGAAACTGGGTTTTGTAGAGTTGCTTGCAGATTGAAGTATATGAGATTTATGGACATCGAGCATTTAAACGAAGATTTGACGGCAAGATATTTTAGAGATAAAAAAGATGAATTTAAGATAGGGAGTAGCGATATTGATATTCCTAAATTAAATCCAAACGAAGCGTTTGATAATAAGAATTTTTATGAAAAAGACGAGGACAGCGACATTCCTTTTTAAAATTAATTAAATGAAGTCTGAAATCATAAAACTTCTCCAAGAAAAATACGATAAAACCTCTCAAGGAATTTTAGTTGTTGGATTGAAAAATGCTTTGAATTTGCCAATTGACGAGTTGAAAATAACGTTAAACGAGCTTCACAAAGAGAAAAAAATATCGGTAAGACAAGGAATTAACGGAAAACTAATTTATTTAAAAAATTAACCATGGTAAATCGCCCAATAATATTCGCAGCAGTAATAGTCCTAGGAATGCTAGTTATGAAGTTTTACTTCGATAAAAAAAAGCTATAACGTTTTCGGGCTTGGCGAAGTGGCTGACCCCGAAGCTAAATAGGATTACTAAACTTTAAAATTAAGACCGAATGATTGATAGAATAACTGAACAGCCATTTTGCCAAACCCGTGTTAGTGGCAGTACTTTTGTGAATGCTGATTGCTTCGATGTTTTTCCTTTTATTGAGGATAAATCAATTGATGCGATTATTTGCGATTTACCCTACGGAACAACTAACTGTAAATGGGATAGTGTTTTACCATTGAATGATTTATGGAATGAATACAAAAGAGTTATTAAAGATAATGGAGTAATAGTTTTGACATCTACTCAACCGTTTACAAGTGTTTTGATTGGAAGTAATTTAAAAGAGTTTAAATATGAATGGATATGGCAAAAATCACACGCAACAGGGCATTTAAACTCTAAAAAACAGCCGATGCGACAACACGAAAACATTTGTGTATTTTATAAAAAACAATGCACTTATAACCCACAAATGATTAAAAAGAGTTATTTAGATAAACGAACCAAAAGCGGTCAAATTGAAAATGTAGATGTTTATAATAGCTTTACAAAAGTAGATAGGCAAATTGATGTTACTGATGGCTACCCAAAAACAATACAATATTTTGCAACTCCATTTAAAGGCGGTGAAGGAGGTAAACACCCAACTCAAAAACCATTATCGTTAATGGAGTACCTTATAAATACTTACACAAACGAGGGCGACACGGTTTTAGATAACACAATGGGTTCAGGAACAACAAATTTAGCCTGTATCAAATTAAATCGCAAATCAATTGGAATAGAAAAGGAAAAACAATATTACGATGTCGCTGTTCGTAGGGCTTCGGAGTATTGCCACTAACGGATTGGGGCTTTATGAAGTTGGGGTTTTTGAAAGCCGAATGTTGAGTAAAGCACCAAAGTTCAATAGAATACCAAAAGTTGGGGTTTAGCACTTCCGCCCCAATTTCATAAAACCCTTGTTATCTGCATCTGCGGTTTTCAAGGCAGGAAGTTTCAAATTATTCACTAATAAATTAAAATAAAATGTCAGAATTAAAAGTAAGAAAAGCGTTTCAAGTAGTCATTAGAAAAAAAGAATATGATGTATTTGATATTGAAGGTAAAGAACACGAAGGATATAACGATGTGCCAAAAACTTGGTGGTTATATTTTTCAGATAGATTACCCGAAGGAACATTGCCGCCACACGATAGTGAATACTTTGTTCCTTATCACGTTAGCATTGAAAGGTTGAATTGGGATATTAAGTTTACACAAAATACAAGCACCAAAGAAAAATGGGGCGAAACGCAATTTAGAAGTAATACTCATTGTGAAATGTGGTGCAATGGTAAATTAGTTTATTCTTTTGGTACAACAGGCGGAAGTAGAGGGATGAGTTTTGCAATGGCAAAAGCACAATATATGCAAACAATGCTATGTGAACACTCCTTCAATTTTTTAGATGCTCAAAAAGAACAAGGTAGAAAAATATGGTGGTATGGATTACCTGCAACAGTTGGTATTAGAAGTGGCGATGAAAAATGGGAAATAACTATTATACCTGATTACTCTACTGGAATTGATAAAGAAACTTGGTGGTATGAATTTAAAACTCGTAGGTCAAATATCAATGAAGTAGTTGATAAAGACAATGATATTGCAGTATTTGATGAAGATGATGACAACAAAGATTATATCAATTGGGGTGATGCTTTTTCTGACCAACATATTGACTGGCATAGAAGCGGTAATGTTTCAAGTTAGTAGTATGGTAGCAGTTGCAGATAACGTTTGTCGCTTGTACTAGGCGGCTATGCGGTTGCGTATATTCTGCCGCTTAGTACAAACGATTGTTAGGGTGCGTAGTGGGTAATTAAAAATAAAAGAAGTTATGACATTAAAAGAAAAACTTTACGAATATTCTGGAGATCCATTGGATTGTAATCCAGTAGACCAACAGGATGCGCAAAATTTAGTAAAGATAGCCGATGATTACGCTGTCGCATTTGCTAAATGGTATTATTGTAAAAAACTTTTGTTGACTTATAGCGCTACAAAAAAAACAAGTGAATTATTAGAAATCTATAAAAAAGAAAAGGGATTATGACACTAAAAGAAAAAATTTTCACTGTATTCTATGAAACTGCATCCGCTGATTTAATTGAAAAAATAGCTGATGAATACGCTAAAGAAGTTTTAAGGACTTATATAAGCAGCAGGGCTTTACAATATAAACAAAGTCAAGGTGATTATAGTTTAGATGAACTGCTAAGTATAATTAAAAAAGAGAAAGGATTATGATAAATAAAGTATTACACGGAGAATGCCTTTATCAAATGAAATTTATTCCTGATGGAAGTATTGATATGATACTTTGTGATTTGCCTTATGGATATTTGAATAGAAGTAATGTAATTGCTTGGGATAATGAAATTAACTTAAATAAACTTTGGGAGCAATACGAAAGAATTATTAAGCCAAACGGAGCAATTGCATTAACCGCTTCACAACCTTTTGCAAGTAAATTGATTTTAAGTAACGATAAACTGTTTAAGCAAGATATTATTTGGTGTAAAAAGGATAGTGCTGATTTTGTTAATGCAAAAAACAGACATCTAAAAGCTCACGAAATAATATTAATATTTTCAAAGGCGAATATTGCTAATGGCTGTAAAAACAAAATGACTTATAACCCACAAGGATTACAGCTAAAAAATCAAACACGAAATGTTTGTAAAAAAGATGGAACATTTATGGGAAAAAGAGAACAACAGGATGATAAAGAGTACGTTCAAGAATTTACAAATTACCCGTTAAGTTATGTGTTTTTTAATAGGAATGATGATGGTAAAAAAAACATACACCCAACACAAAAGCCAGTTGCTTTATTTGAATATTTGATTAAGACCTACACTAACAAAGGCGAAACGGTTTTAGATAATTGTGCAGGAAGTGGAACAACAGGAGTTGCTTGTATAAACACAAATAGAAACTATATTTTGATTGAAAAGGAACAAAAGTACTTTGATATTATTAACGAAAGAATTGACAAACATAACCAATCACAAGCAGGAGAAGTTCTTATGGATGACTTATTCAGCTATGCACCCTAACTACTTGCTAGGTCTTATAAAAGTATTACAAATCAATTAAAACTACACGCCAAATGCTAGAATTCACTACAAAACATATTGCAAAATACCGTATAAAAAATAACACTCACATAGTTTTTTCTACCGATAAATTATGTTACAATACAAAAAGCGGTCGGGTGCTAAAACATATCTTAAAAGGTAGTACTATCGGCTATATAATTGAAGGAAAATTCAAATCATTGACTTTTCTAAAAACACAACTAGAAAAAATACCAGTTAATAAAATGCCTTTTTAAATTATGAAAAACCACAAAATCACAATACACTTCCGCTATGGAAATTTCGAAAAAGACTTTGAGGATATTGAAGTCCAAGCAGAAGATGATATTCAAGCCACAGAAATCGCAAAGAAACGCAGACGTTTTGTTTTTAAAGTTGAAATAAATAGTGTAGATGAAGCCGATAACTAAAAAGTGTAAAATTTGTAAAGAGAAGTTTTCTCCTAAAAGAAGTACTCTCGAGCCGACTTGCGATAATTATGATTGCAAGGTTGCTTACGCTATGATAATTGTCGAAAAGCAAAAAAATAATCGGTTAAAAGAACAGAAACGCACCGCTGTTGAACAAAAAAAGAAAATGACTATCGATATAATGTCGGATGATAAATATCGTTCCTCGGTGCTTCAACCCGTTATTAACGAAATTGCCCGATTGATTGATTTTGGACAGCCTTGCATTGCAACTGAAAACTACGGCAAGGAAAACGGCGGTCATTATATATCGGTCGGGGCCAATAGAACAATTTGCCTACACCTACACAACATCCACATCCAGAGTTTCGAAAGCAATCATTGGAAAAGCGGAGACACTCTAAAATACCAAGGCGGAATTCGAAAAGTTTACGGAGAAGACTATTTAGCTTTTATGGACGGATTGCAGAAGCACCCGCCAATTCAGTTGCGTAAAAAAGAGATGGTTGAAATCTACGAAAACGCTTGTAAAATAAGAATTAAATTGCGCAAAAATCAACAAATAAGAACACCAAAACAACGCATTGAACTTCGCAATCAAATTAACTTAGAATTGGGTATTTACCAAGAAAAATATTGCGTATTTGAATAATAATCTAAATCAAAATAAAATGGGAAAGCAAATTGAATTATTCGAAGGGTATGAGTTCCCTACAACAAACACAGAAGAAATTTTATTAACTTTGATTCTTCAAGGGCGAGTTTCAATATTCGATTTTCCCTATCTTTCAGGCTACAGAACTAGAATTTCAGAATTACAATTAACGCACGGACTGAAATTAAATAGAGTTTTGGACAATCGGTCAAACAAATTCGGAAATTCGTACTCATACGCCATTCACAAACTCCCACCCGAAGAAAAAGACAATGCTATTTTGCTTTACAAGAAATTGAATAAAAACTATAAAAACGAGTAATTATGGAACCAACAACACAAGCATACGCAAGAATAAATTTAATAGCAAATTCTAAAATACCAGTTTCAGAAGACAGTCCTGTTTATGGTCTATTTCGACATCGTAGGGAATTATGTAAACGATATACTTTAGTTACTGAGTCAAGTCAAGATGCTTTTTTTGATATGATTTCCCATATTGAAAACGACATAAAACAATTTCTACTTTTACCCATTACAAAATGAAAACAGAAATTAAAAAGCTACTAGCGCAATGGTCATTAGATTTTGCTTTTTGGATATTACCCGAATGCGAATTTAAAAAAGAGTTTGGAAAGTTCTTAATTGATAACATTAAAAAATTGTAGAACTAAAAACCCATCTTAATTGATGGGTTTCTTTTTGCTGTTTTTTAATTCTTGATATGCTTTGATAAATTTAGGAGTTACATCAAATTCTATGTATTGCAGATTCCTATCTCTTTCCTTTTTGTCTTTCTCGGACATTCCTTCATCATCTTTGAATTTACTGTAGAAAAGAATTGCTTGAATTTGCGGATTTTTTTCTTTTTTCAATCCTAAGTAAAACGGATCACTAACCAAAGTTTTCAATTCTTCTTTGTTGACTTTTTCAATTATTGACTTTATTGATTTATTGTACAATTCAACATCTCCATCGACCAAAGAATCTACCTTTTGCATAATCTGAAATTTGTTGATTTTCTTTTCAACGTAGTCTTTCGTCAATTTTTCAACATTCGAATCCAAGATTTTTTCATTGTCTTTTAGTTTTTGGATTTTTACCTTGTATTGCTTTTCTACTAAATCGTCTGGCATATCTTTAAATCCTTCTTTGGCGCCACCGTAGACATTTGTATTAATCAATCCTGTCCAAGACAAAGCCATCGCTGCTTTACCAAATAGATTTGGTTGTTCCTCATTCACTTCTTTAAAGTTTTCGAAAATAAGAGGAATTAGATATTTAGATTCTTTGAAATCTACACCGTATTTATCTTCTCGGAATGACTTTCCTTGATACTCTACTTTTCTCGTTTTAAAGAATCGGTCTAATGCAAATCTTGGTCCAGGAGCAATTTTATTTCCCGCATACTCTAATGGCAAATCAATCCAATCTTCATCTTCATATTCTATTCCATACTTTTTGAAATTGCCGTATTTATCAGTTTTGCCACCATTTACCAATCTTGAAAAGGCTACGATCGTAGTTTTCTTACCTGCCCATGGGTCAATTCGCAAATTACCCGCTTTAATTAACGCAAAATCAGAACTTGTAGGAGTTGTTCCCACAACAATCTTATCTTCATCATCATCGTCTTGACCTAAAGCGTACAGCGCCGCTATAGCAAGTAATGAACCTGCTCCGACAATATGATGCGCGACATCGGTCAACGCCATTTTTCTTGCAGTTGGTGTAAGTGTGTAATACCAATATGGATTCAATTGATTAACGCCGGCGGCCCAATTGGAAAATGACGAAAATATAGTTCCATTTGCTTCACGCAATGCGGCGGCCGCTTTACTCCCTGTGTTGGCTCTACCTGTCAATGTATTTACCGCAGCAGCAACTTTTCTGTATTCTTGAATATCATCAATCGGATTAAGTCCTTGCGCTTTTAGCAAATCGGCGCCTTCTTGGAACCGATTAATTCTCATTTGGTTTTCAAAAACAGTTTGACCTCTTTCGAAAATACTAATGATGTTTACATAGTTTTTGATAATATTTCCTGCTTTTTCATAGCCTTTTGACGCTACATAATTGCCTAAAATATCAAATAACGTGGTTATCGCGTTGTGTTGGAAAACTTCGGCTTTAGCAGATTCTTTATAGTGAGATTCTACAATTCCCAACTTAGAATCTTTCCATAATTGATAGTTTGGATTTGCTTTTACCGCCTGCATATATTTTTGTTCAAAGTTTGGGTTCGCCATGGCCTTGAACGTTTTTGCCATTGCATCTCTAAACACTCCTTTTAACTTACCCGTTTTCGCTAAATTAATTAGCGAATTTGCACCCATTTTGTAAATTTGGGTAACGTTTTGAATACCAACAAAACTTAAATCAGAAGTAAAACTCAAGATTTTAGGAATAGATAAAATATCTTTCAAAACATCAAATGCTTTTTGCTCTATTCTTCTGTTTTTAAGTTCTAATTTGTAAACTTCTTTGTCAAAAATTTCTTTTTGTTCGGCAATTTCAGATTTGATTTTATTCAATTCTACATCGGTCGGAGTCGGTTTTCTTTTTCGTTTCTCAAAATCACCTTTGGCAATTCGCTCTTTTAATGTGGCCAATCTTTTAGAAGCATTTCTTTTTGCAATTTCAATTAATCTTTCTTCGGCCAATCCAGAATCTTCACGCATTTTTTGAATTTGAGCTTCGTACTCTTTTTTCAATTTACGCATTTCTTCCAACTTAGCTGAAGTTACTGTTTCGGGTTTTTTAGCATAGTCAATTTCATTAGCGTCGATTTTTTGTTGCAAATCGTCTAGTCTTTTTTGAAGAATCTTTTCGGCGCGATCAATTTTTTGTTGTTCGGTCAATTCCGGTTTTCCAACAAGTTCATCAAGTTCGGCTTTTTTAGCATCTCTTACCGCTTTTAAGTCTTTGGCTTCTTGGTCATATTCGATTACAGTTTTTTCACCTTTTCTTTTCTCACCATTGGCAATTTGATTGTCTAATTCTTCGATTTCATTTGACAAACGCTTTTTGATAGCGTCTAAGGCGGTTTTGTATGCTTTTGTAATATCAGCTTCGGCTAATGGTAAATCTCTCAATAGCGCCTTTAATTTCTTCATCTCAACGCGCTCTTGCATCGTCGGTTCTCTGCGTTGTTGTCCTGAACGCAATGGTCTTTGCCCTTTATTTACATCTTCCAATCCCGAAGCAATTTTTCCAAGGGATTTCATTATGGAAATTTGAACCTCTATTTCATCTGAAGTAGGATTTGAAATTTTACCATAACCGGTAACAATATCGCGAACTTGTCTTTCTGTAAAGTCTAAATCGGGAAACAATTCTTGAACATCTGTCATTAATGCAGAAACTAGATCATCGATATTGTCGATACCGTTTTCTACTTTTTCTCTAATTAGCGAATGAGGAATACGCAATACGCCTTCTTCATCTACCGACATCATTCCTTTTTTGCCCCCATTAACATCAGAATCGTCAAATAAATCAAACAAATCAGATAGCGCTTGTTCTTGCTCGTCTTTTGATAATTTAGAGTTTCGGATAGAATTTACACCTGCTTTTATAGCATCTGAAATATATCCTGTAGCTATAATTGCTTTGGCCGCCGCGTCAATTGCCAAATCATAAGCAATACTAAATGGAGTGGCCGCGCTTAAATTCGCTCGGTTTGAAATTTTATAAGACAAAAGTTTATCGGCGAATGCTTTCGCTTTCTGCTTGTCGTTTATTTTAGCATAGGTATTTATTCTTTTTCTACGAGCAACTGCTTCAAGAATATTATTGAACGCTTCGTTTTCTTCTTCAATGCGTTTTTTAGCTTCTAATTCGGCTAATTTTTCTTCACTTTCTTTGAGTTTTTGCTCTACGTTTTTGAGTTTTTCTAAAACTTCTTTGCTGATTACGCCGTTATTTTGAGCTTTGTAATCATTGACCATTTTGGTAAGATTGTATCGACCGCCAGAAGAATTGTAAATTTCGGCAAGCGCGGCAATAAATCGACCATTACTTCTTGAACGATTGTCCAATTCATCAGAAATTTGCCCAAGCAATTCTTGATAATCGGCAATGGCATCTAATTTGTCTTCGCCTTTCAAAAAATTTATTTCTTGTTCTAATATTTCAATGGTGCGCGCATAAATGAAAGCGCCTTGAGCGCCGTCAATCAATCCCTTTCTAACGGCAATTAACGCATTGTCAACACCAACTTCATCTACAAACATTTCAGCCTTTAATTTGGCTTCTTTTTGATTTTCGATTTCGTAATCGAGAGAATATTTGGCAATTGCTTTTTTGATTATAGCGCTATTTCCTGAAGCACCTCTACCTGCAAAAGATTTTTTACCTTGTTTTCGTTCAAAATCTCTAGGTACATCAACTCCTAATTTTGCTTTTACAAGGTTTTCATCGACATCGACATTGAAGCGTTCTTTTATAGAAGCTGCTACTTGGCGAATTGCATCGTTTACATCAATACCTTTGCTAATCAATGCTTTTACAGCAGAAGCCACCAAATCAATTAAATCATCTTGGGAAATTCCTTGAAGCTTTACATTAGGGTCTTTTATTCCTGGAAGAAGGTCTTTTACTTTTTGAGCAATTCTGTCAACTTCGGCATTGGCTTTGTTTTTCAGTTGTTGTTTAGCATCAATCTCTTGAGAATTAACCAACCCTATTTTCTTTTCTTGACGCTCAACTCTTCTTCTTAAATCAACAATATCTCTTGGAAATTTACCTCCATTTTCTTTCACTCTTTTATTTACCCAATCTTCTTTTACAAATATGATTGTAAATTTGTCAGGTGAGTTTATTGGATCAAAACCTCTTGTTTTTTCATTATATTTATTGGACTGTCTTACCCATACATCATCAATTGCAAATACTTTATGCTCTCCATTGCTATATGCTTCTTGTACCGGGCCAAAATTTGTAGGCTCTTTTATTTCTTTTATTTCTGGAATTATTTTTTGGTATTTATCTTTTAAATCCTCATATTCTTTTAATTGAGCTTCTAAAATTGCTAATTTCATTTTGTTTTTAGCAAGGGTTTTAACGGCAGAAACCAATGATGGTAAATCTTTCATTTGAGATTTTTCTGCATAACCCAATTCAAAAGGAACAGATTCAGAAGAAACTGTAATTGTTTCTCCGTTAGTTTTTTCAATAGTAAATTGATGTACAATATCTCTCCCTGTTGCCGCGCTTGATTCGGCTTGATCCCAATCAGAAGTTCTTTTTGGCTTCAACTCGCCCTCTCGATTTGGTTGTTCCGTCCATTCGTAAGTCCATTGATAAGAAACTAACTTATTTCCGTTTGGACCTATTACTGGTTTTTCGAAATCAACTCTTTGAGCTGGTCTAAAGCGGCTACTTGCAGAAATCATCCTGCCTACATTAGTAGGATTTTCAACTTCTTTGGGTCTAACTTTATTTTTATCTTCAAAATCCATTTCGCTTGTAGAAACTATCTCTCCACTTTCAATTTTGGCTTTTTCTTCTGTAAGTGATTTTATTTCTTTTTGAGCGTCAGAAATAGCGTTGCGTTCTTTTTCAGTCGCTTTGTTTCGCGCATCGGCATCTACTCTTTCATCAAAAAGTTTGTTTTCAGATTGGCTTTTTCTTGCTCCAAATAAATCCTCGTTGTCTTTTAACAATTCCTTGTCAAGAGATTTGGCTTTTCTGTCAAGGGCATCTTTGGCAATTCGTAAATTTTCGTTCGCTTTTTCAAGTTTAGCATTTACTTCTTTTAATTCGGGAGATTCTTTGCTTACAAGTGTTTTTGGTTTTTCAACCGTTTTTACTCCTGGATTAACTTGTTTGACATTTCTAACCGAATTCGGCGATAACAACTCACCATTTTCAGACAAAATCCATCCGTCAGATTGAATAGTACCCTGCTCGGATATTGGTCCTAAATCATAAGTTACTTGTCGGCTTTCGATGTCTTTTACATAGTCGTCAAAACTTTTTTCATTTGAATTAGCAAGTTCAATAATTTCAGCATCAGATAAATAATCTAATGCAGATTCTACTTCTTGGATATGCTCTTGTGGAAAATCTTCTTCTTTTTGGTATTCTTGGATTGCCTCTGCGTAATCTTTCTCGTAATCAGATAAATCTTGTTTTTCTACGTCGTATTTCCCAAGAACAGAAGCAACAGCATCTTGAACGGTTAAATTCCCATTTACCACTTCTTCAATAGCATTTTTTATATCTTCTGTACTAAGTTTTAATTGGGAATTTTCTTGCGACTCATAAATGTCGTGAGCGATTTTATCAATAGTTTTCCCTTTTGCAGATGCAATTCCGTTAAGTCCATTACTTCTGGCTTGGCGCTCTCCTTGTGAATTAAAATAATCTTTTGCTATTTTACCTCCTTTTACAAAATAACTTAAAGCCAAAGAAGTTGCGTCTGTCGGATCAATTTCTGAAGCGGTTTTCCTATCGCCTTTAAATTGTCTTTTAGATAATGCTTTTCTTCCTTGTAGAGAAACTTTTCCTTCTTTGGTGACCTTTACTTGCTTTTTGCCTTTTTCGACAATAGGGATTGCCCGATTTTCCTCATTGCTATTTTCAACTGCTCCTTGGTCGGCTTCGGCTGTTGCGCTTTCTTTTCCATCGTTTAAATATGTTTGATTAATAAAATTTTGAATGTCATCTATGGTTACTTCAACATTACTTTCACCTTTTCCAACGTCAACGGCACTTGGTACACTTTCTTTTGCAGTACTTTGTTGCTCGGTAATTCCGTTTTCTCCCATTGGCTCAACTCTAGATTGAACGTTTCCATTAGCAGGAGAATTTGATTTCTGTGACTTTTCATTTGTAATAAAATTTTGTCCGCTTAAATATCCAGCATTAAGTTCTTTAGGAATTGCTAATTCTCCCTTATCGTTAATATGATTATTTTCAACTAGCCAATTTTCAAATTTTTCAGCAAGAGATTTACCACTCATTTTATCAAGTTCCGATTTAGGCACAGATATAATTGCGACGCTATTATTGTTCAAATCTCTATGAACAACTTCTCCGTTCATTAATCTTTCCGCTTGATTAGTTGCGCTTTCTTGTCCAGAAGCGGTTAGCGTGCTTGATATTCCAGTACCCAAAGAAACTGACATTCCATTTTCGGTAATGTTCCTAGCATTATCTTCTGTCGTAACGTGGGTAAATAAATAATTATCATTTGCCAAATTAGAAATATGCTCTTTGACCTTATCTTTTCCTTCAACATTTGGAGCAACTTTATTTTCACTTAGTACAGAAGTAGGTTCTGTATTAACGGGAATAGGTTCTGTACTTGCTTTTGGATTTATTTCTTTTAAAAAAGTATCAGCTTCATCTTTTGTCAGTCCTGTTTTTAAAGCAAAACTTGTATTTTCTTGTTCATCTATTACGTTAAAAGTTCCGTCAGGAGTTTCTACTAATTTTATCCTATCAAATTGCTCTTGTGTTGCTTTTGGTTGTTTTACTTCCTGCTTTTTGGTCGGTTCTTGTACTTCAACTTCAACTTCGGTTTCGGTAATTGGAATTTCAACTTTTGCATCTTTTTCTTCTATTTTAGGCATTGTTTTTTCGCCAGATAATATATCAACTCTATCTTTTTCAAGTTCATTAAATTTAGTGCTAAAATCAGACAAAAGCTGTTTTTTGACATCATTAGACAATCCGTCTTGAGTTTTTATCTCAACTGCTTTTTCTTTTAATTTCGCTTGTTCGTTTTCTATTCTAAGGATTTCTTGGAAATTTTCGTTTGACATTTTTGAAATGTCTTTTACTTGTTTTTTAAGTAAATTTTCAGTTGTTTTCTTAGATTCTTCAAAATTAGTTTGAATGATTTTTTTAGCGTCTTCAGATAAACTAGGATTTGCTAATTCTTTTTCTAAAGCAAGTGTTCTTTTGGCTGAATTTTGAATTTTGTTGTCTATAGAGAATGGTTTTGCAGCAATAGCTATATTTCCTGCAAAAAATGGAATTAATGCGCCCATTGCCCCACCCGCACCTCCGGCATCTTTCATTCCTTCAGTAAATGGTTTTCCGTCAATAAGGTTTTCAACTCCTTGAGTAGCCATTTCATCTGTAGCTTCGTAAACGCCACCTTTTACCGTTTGCCCTCCTACATCTAAGAGTTTTCTTGCTACCGTTTGGCTAATTAATCTTCTTTCGGGTTGAGTAGCACTTGCTAAAACTCTAGCAGCGCCTTTCATAATATGAGCATCAACTAAAGCAGAAGCGGTTTCGGCAATTCCAAATCCAACAGGTTTCCAAGCTAATTCAGCATTAGAATAATTTTTTAGTATTTGACCTTCAACAGGGTGATCGGGATTCATTTCTTGAACCATGTCGCCATACTTTGTCCCTAACGAACTGCCTCCCAACGCAACTATTCCGCCAGTACCCGTAGCGATTAATCCATAAATAGGAATTTGATTAGCGATTACAGTATTAGCCATCCAATCACCAAAATCTCCAACGTCTTCAATATTGTCAATATTTATCGGCTTAGCAATTCTATCTCTTATGCTTTTAGAAGCACCTTTAAGACCTGTAACAATTTCGCTACTTTCTTTTGGACCAGTATCAACTCCTAAAGCGCCATAAGCGGCATTAAATCCGTAATCAACTATTCCAAATCCACCGGCCGTCAAATCTAAGGCTGTTGCGCCTATATTAGAAACAAAATTATTTACCTTTCCATATTGTCTTTTAAACAAATCTAAATTGGTCTTTAAATCACCTATTTTATCTCTATTTTCTGCAAATTGATTATCGGTTTTTTGAACGTCTTTGATAATATCGTTGTGATATTTTATAGCGTAATTGTATTCATCGACAAATTCTGGGGTTGGTTGCTGATTGTTCTTTTTGAAATTTGCTAATTGCTGATTTAATTGATTAAGCCTATTATCGCTATCCTTTAAAGCAGGCTCAAGCATAGCTTTTTGCTTTAAAAGTTCTTTGTCTTTATTAGAAATTTTGGAAAATTCTATATTAGCGCCTTTTTGTAAGTCTTCAAAATCAATGTCTGTATCAGACAAAAAATCTTTTTTACGAGATTCTACATCTGAATCATTTAGCTTTTGAACTTTAATTTTTTTAGCTAATTCTAAAACGGAATTGTAATTGATGTCTTTAGGATTGACACCCTGTTTAATCATTAAATCTTTAGCCTCTTTTTTTTCTTCGCCTAAAGGTTCTGTATTTGCTTTAAGTTGTTTTAATCCCGCAAAAATAGGCGCATTAGACATACCTTCTATTGCCGTATTGTAGACTTCTTTACCAAAAGATGCAACGTTATTTAAAAACCCAACACCATTGGCTTCGTCTTCCGCTTTTTGAATATTTTCCTTTTTTCTTTCGTCAGTAAGCGCACTAAATTGCTTAAACTTTTCATATTTAAGCGCGTTGTTTTGTTCGGCTTGAATAGTAGATTTTGATTTTGGCGGATTTGCCAATTGTTCAACCGTTTTTAAATCAGGTTTAAGTCCAGGAACTCCTAAATTTTGGTCAATAGCAGGAAAACCATTAGAGCCTACTATATCCAAAGAACCAGTATTCGTTTCCGAATCCAAATTTTGATTTTGAGCAGTAACGTCGGAGTTGTCTTTTTTTTTTAATGCTTCATCTGAAAACAAAGAAGTGTAGTCAGAAGCCATTTTTTCAACATCTTCATTGCTGCCACCATTGGCAATTAATTCCTTGATATTAGAATCTAATTGTTTTGCGTATTTTGGCTGTAACATAATTTTTATTTAAAAATTGGTTTACCTGTTTTTGGGTCAATACCTGCGTAAACTTTTTTGGCACTTGATTTTTCAGTAGGTTTTTTAGCGTTTGGATTCTTCTTTTCTAATATATCAATTGCTTTTGCGTAATCTAATCCTACTGCACCAAGGACAACATTTGCCTCATCTTCGCTAGGAACTCTTCGAGTAAAGTTTCCGTAATTGTTAGCCACATTGTAAGAGGCTAAAGCGGCTTGAGCTTCTGCATTGTTATTTGCTGCCATTTCTTGAACAGTTTCAAAATTAACAGTTTGTCCTCCTACAACAAATTTAGCGTTTTTAGTTTTTAGCGCTTTACCTGTGAAAACAAGGTCTCCAGTTGCTTTGTCTTTTGTAAAACCTAAAACCTGAACCATATTCAAACCAGAATTTTCACCTCCTAAGTTGGCTATTCCAATAGGCTTAGTAAACGAGACTCCGTTTGTATAAACTGTTTTTGGATCTACTACAATGTTTACAAAATCATCTTTTCTTGCGTTGTCAAATTTGAAATCTGTAATTTTTACTTGGTCTTTTTCCGCAGCTTTCTTTGCTAAACCATAATTCAACATTCCAGAATCTAACTTTTGAGTTTGTCCTTCTGGAATACTTGTAAGGAAATCTTTCTCTAGCTTAACACGTAACTTTTCAGGGTCTTTTTCGTTAAACAAGAACTGAGCTTCGTAAATTTTATTTGGGTCGTTTATAATAACGTCTGCATAAGTTTTAGACTGCTCTACATTTTTAGGACTGATTCTTTTACCTTCGATAATTACCGCCCCTTTTTGAGTTCCAAATTCATCAGGTTTCACATTCTTTAAAGTGTCGTCTTTGTACTTTTCGTAGCTGAAGGCTAATTTTGGTTGAAAAGCATTAGCTAAATCGCCCAACGAAGTTTCTTTTAAAACTCCCGTAGGCTTTCCATTTTCATCAGTATCATATATTTTAACCGAAGCAACACCTCTATCATTGTAGTCTAATTCGTACTTGCCAGTTTCTAAATTTTTAGCAATTTTTCCTATAAAATCTACATCTCTAGAATTATACTTACCCGCTTCAATACCTTCCTGCAAGTCTTTGACTTTTTGCTTTATTAATACAGGGGTTTGATTGGCAATATCGAAAGATTGTGCCAGTTTATTCCTTTCGGACATTAGCGCTGCTTTTTTATTGAAATCGGTAGCAGCGTATAATTCCCTATTGATGTCGGCTGCTCTTTGTTTGGCTTTCATAGCCATTCCTATTAATGGATCGTCAATGCTAGAATTACCAATTATTTTCGGGTCAAATTTACCGTCCCAATCAGAATAATCTTTTAACTTAGCATCTTCTTCTGCTTTTTTTAATGCTTTTGCTTTGGCATCTTCTTCTCGATACTTAAACGCCATTTGCTCGGTGTACTTCATAGCATCACCGATAGTGTCATTAACGGGCTTATCTGTGGCAAATGAGCCGACTTTTCCTATCGCTGGCATATTTTATTAGTTTTGGTATTTACGGTCTAATTCATTAAACTCTTTAATTTGACTTTCGGTAAAAGAATCAATATCTATAACGAATCCAATTGGAGCATCCTTTTCAATTAGTTGCTCTGCTTTTATATTCTCATTACTTTTTTTATTAAAAAAAGCTAATAGCTCCTTGAATCTTTTTTCTGCTTCCATAATTAATTTTATCGGTTATAATACCCTGATTGCGGGATTCTTGGTTGAGAAAATATTCCGCCTCCAAACTGCCCAAATTGAGTTGTAGGATATGGGGACGCCATCATTCGATTTGGCGACGTAGCAAAGCCAGCAGGTTGCATTGTGCTTGCTACTTGTTGTTGCTCTTGTTGAGTAGTCGGCTGTCCCATTGCCGATAAAGAATTTCCTAACATTCCTACACCCATTACTGCATTACCTATCCCCGTATTTTCATCTTGCTTACCTGATTGATATTGAGAAGACAACGCTGATATGTCTGCATTTTCACGACTCTCTTGCATACCTCGTATGTTTGCATCATCTTGAGCAATCGCGGCATCAATCTCTTTTTGTTGCATATCTAAATTTGCTCCAATTTGCTGATTGACATTTTGATTTCCAACCTCAACTCGACCTAACCCACCTACTAATCCACGAGTACCTGCTGCTTGCAAAGCAGAAACTTGAGTTGCGGCTAATCGAGCTTGCTCTTCACGCTGTATATTTGCTCCTAATGTAGAAACTGTACGTTCTTTTTGAACGTTTTCTAATTCTTGACGTTTGTAATTTGCCAACGCGCTTCGAGCATTGTTTTTTTCTTCTGAACCTTTAATTGCTTGGTAAATTCCTAATCCTGCTCCTACTGCTCCTGCTGCTGCTCCCATAACTTTATAATTTATAAAAATACTGCCCAAATCCTTTATCGCCTTCAATAAAACCAAGTTCTAATAAAATATTTGCTACTTCTTGATTTGAAGTTGGAAAATATATCATTTTTTGTTTTTTCTTTTTAGCGTATTCAATAACTTTTGTTAGTAAAAATTGAATTCCTCCAATTCTTTTTTTGTAATTCACTCCTTTGTTTGAAAGTATGAACGTAACTATTGATAGCTTGCTGTTTGTAAACCAAAACCAAACCATATAAATAGGCAATTCATCTTTGTAACAAACAAATGCGTATTCGGGCAATAAGTCGATATTCCAAGCGGTAAAATGATGCAAAGCACTCATTCTTTCGTAATCTGAATAAATATCTTCTTTCTTTACTTGTTTTACTTCAAACGCCATATAATTAATTTGCTTTTACAAATATAGTAATTTTACATATAGGACTTTATCACCTCGGCGTTCAAAGCATAAATTTCTTGTTGCGTGTTGCTAGAAAAAGATGCGTCAACTTGCATAAAATATCCAAGAATTCCTTGTTTTTCAACGCTTTCAGGTTTTGATGCTAATACGAAATCTCCCGAAACAATATTATTTACCGTATCTAATGTTAGCGAATTGGCGGTTTTGCTTAAAATTATACCTACAATTTGCAAATTTGAATTTAAAACCACATCCCCAACGGAAATAATAGAATCCAATTCGAAACTAAATTGCAAAGTCAATCCACTAATAACCGCGTTTCCAATACCTTGAAAACTTAACTGAGAAGTATTTAGCTCCCCGTTTTTGCCTCTTACATACGCGTCCCAAACACCTTCTTCCCATTCGAAGTCTGATTTGTTGATATAGCCTTTTTCAAGGTCTGTTTCACAAGCAATTTGCAAATTAGTAGTTCCTTCTATTGATATTGCTTTATGTATTTTTCTCGTACTTGGCTCTTGGCTAAAATTGAATTTGAAAGTCGTATCTGACTCAACTCCATAAAAAGTATTGAACAAAGTATCGGAATTATGCAGCCAAATTTCACCGTTTTTAAACGAAATAAACTGAGAATTTACTCTACACATATCTTCTGGATTAAAAGTCAATCTCGTAAGCCATCCATTAACTTTGTCAGAAAACGCCCACGTTACATATTTCGAAACGCCATTTTTATCGGTGTATTTTATGTTAAGTAAATAGTAATCGTAAAATTGATCGTATCGGCCAATTATTTCATTTATGGTATTATCTCTAAATAGTTTTTTGAAATATGTTCTCATTCCCAAAGAAGAAATCTCAAACAATCCATTTCCACCCTTTTTTACAACAACTCCACGCTTAAAATCAGTATGGTAAGAAGTGTTTTCGTAATAGTCATAACTATCGGCGTGAGTAGAAATACCATACTCTCCATCGTAAACTTTTTGCTGTCCTAATACTTCTTGAATACGAGATAAGTTAGTTGTACCATCGGCATTGAAAAGCATATCTTTCCCGTAGAATACAAGTGAATCTCTATCTTCTTGGCAAACTTCTAAATTTGTGTCTTTGCCACGCATTTTGTAAATAGGTCCATAAATACTTTCCATATCATCTTTGAAATTCGCCAATGATAAATTAAAAGAATTTAGCTGATTTACATTTGTATTAGAATTATAAATTCCGCTATAAGTAATATCTTTAAATCTACGGACTTGTCTGTAACCGTCTTCGCTAACCGCTGTAGGGCAAAAATCAATAGCTAGTTCTTTTTCATTAAAAGCATCTCTTATTTGGTAACTTTCTGCGCCATTTCCAAAACAAATACAATTAAACGCATTGGTTAATAAATGGTCAGTAAACTCATAATTTCCATTTACAATATTGTAAGTTTCTGGAGTTTCATAAAATACATCATTAGTAATTTCTTTTGGCTCCGTTTCAAAGATAAAAAACCCATCAACAGCTCTAATTTGTAAAGTACCTTTAGCTCGATTAAAAGAACCCAATCCGTTTGCAGGACAAAACACTTTAAGGTATCTTTGACTGCCACTATTTATAAAAGTAAAACTATCCCAAATATTAGTTGCTTGAGTTATGAATGGCAATGTAGGAACTATTACAGCATTCCACCAATCTTCAAAACTAGCATAATCATTTTGAACATTCCATACTTTATTTAAAGAGAAAACATTACCCCCGGAACTAATATAATTATTTTCTCCTTCTATATTTAGTTCAACAACCGAACCTTGATTTAGCGGTATATCTACATAATTCGTTCCGTCAAAACGCTTTAATCCCCCAAAAGACAAAGGAACTCTATCTCCAGATTCAAAATCATTATCGGTGTATGTTTGAAATTCATTAGGGTCATATCTAATCTCAAAATTAGTAGGTTTTATTTTAAAATAAAGTCCTGCCGGTTCTACTAAAAGAGCTCCATTGCTGTCTAAGTTTCCAGAAATAAAATCTTTAGGTTGGTTTATAACTTCCAAAACTTTTACCTTTACTAAATTAAATAAAGGTCCGTTACTGTCTTTTTTAACTGTTAAAACATCACCTTCTAAAACTTTGTTTTTATTTACTCCATCCATTTTTATCCAACGATAATCTCCGTCTTCAAAAAATATATTAGCAATAATTTGTTCGTAATGCCCTCTATTTTGCTTAATGCAAAATTTGTATCTATTAAATCCAACAGGTACTTTTTGTGTGCTAGGAATTGTAACTTTAATTTGGTTTTGAGTAACTGAGTTTGCTATAGGAATAAATAACGTATTGTTATTGCTAACTAAAGCTGTGGTTTTTCTACCTTGAGGGTCTAAAAATATTTGACAAATCTCATAGCTTCTAATTGATTTTAGAGAGGTTGACCTTGCTATATTTCTGTAGTTTACCATAGTATTAATGTCTGCAAAATAATCGTAAGTAAAAGTGTTTGGGTCAGGAGTACCGTCAATCTCATATTTTATAACAGGAAAATCAATAAGCATTATACTTCCTGAATTGGTAACATCAAAACCTTTTAAAATTACATAAGGAGGAATATACCCATCAGGAGGCGATACGCCCCCGTTAAATTCAAAATAAGATGTAAATTGAACCTCTAACGTATCTACAAAATTTGAGTTTGCGAGAAGGTCGGTTACATCTATATAATTGTCCTCTAAAATATAACTGAAAGTTTTATTAAAGTTTAAATCTAAAGGAGTACTTGTAATATTGAAATTTATAAATAAAGTAAAGCCTTTAACCAAAGAAAGCCCTACTAAATCAAAAGAGATTAATCCTTTAATAACATCTACAGAAGGAGTTTCGAAATCATAAGTTTTAGTTTCCGTAGTTACATCTAAATTGCCTGTAACTAAGTTAGTAGCTATTAACTCAAGAGTGTAATCCATTAATACCCTATTGCCATTAATATCAATTAAATCTCGGTCTTCCAAATAATTTCCGAAAGCTATTCTATTGCCTATTACCGCTTGGGCAATTGCTTGATGTGGCACGTTGTCATAACTTCTATAAAATTCACTTTCAGGCAATACTGCGTAAACTTTAGAATTATTAAATTCTATTGTTATATTTTGATTATTGCCCCAACCTTCATCTAATTTTATGAATTTGTCTATTATGTAAGGAGTATATTCTTTAGAATATTTGAATATTAAATCTATTCCTACAACATCTCTTGGACCTGTGTTAAAAGTTAAATTAACCGCGTTGTAAATATTCAACATTCCTAAATTCTCAAACGTGTCAAAATCTATATCAAAATCACCTGGAACAAAAAAGTATTCGGACCAAGTAGAAATAGCGGAATATTGCCCATCTGTATATTTATAACGATGCGCAAATGACAAAAATCTATCCTCTAAAAAGTTTGATTCAGGATTTTCAGTTGAGATTAAAGGCGTTAGTGTAATAGGAAATGAAGGTGGCGCTTTAATAAGTGAAATTTCTTGCTCAGAAAATCCGTTAATTGCCCAAGTTTTAGCAGTTTTGATATTTAAACATCTTGGCGGGTTTAAATCTCCACTAAAACACAATAAATCTCCATTACCTTCGGGGTCTACAATTATATCTACATTGGTTATTCTTACGTTTGGATCAAAATTTAGCAATTGCCCAATTGTAGACTGTGCGACAATTACCGAATTCCAAGTAATAACATCAGTTTCTACAACGTAATCATAAACACTACCCGATACAAGATTATAAACTTTACTTTTTGAAGACAAAACGCCATGACCAATTGTTTTAGCTCCAACAATATTCAAATTTGTTTTTTTGATATTTCCGGTAACGTTTTTCAATACGCCCGCATTAGAACCTTCAGAAGTTATTACAATAGCGTTTTCAGCATCGATAAGTTCGTCGGGAGAAACGAAACGTTCATCAAAATCTTTTTGGACTGTACCCTTGGCAAATATGTTTTTTATTTGTGTCATTTATGCTTTTTTAATGGCATTATATTCTTTTAATTTTTTTTGAAATGCTTCGCTTGCGTCAAGTTCATTATTAAAATACCCTAAATTATACGTGATTCCATTTCGCTTTAGTTGAGCCTTCCATTTTTTAGAAGGTTTATGCCAAGCTACTCCTTTGTATTCTGACGCATATTTTTTCTTTTTAATTTTAATAGTTTTTAAATTACCATCACTTTCTACTATTTTCAATGCGTTTTGATAATATTTAGACGCTTCCAATTCATCTGTGAAACATCCTAAATTTATTTTAATTTTATTTACAACGATTCTTGCTCGCCATTTTTTACTTGTTTTATGTAAATAAACCCCTGTGTGTTTAGAAGCTCCTTTTCTGTCTTTTGATAAATTTTCTCTATTGGTAATTAATTGTAAATTTTCAAGTCTGTTATCGTGCCTAATGTTGTTTTTATGGTCTACTATTTCATTGTATCCGCAAGGAACGTGGCCTAAAAAAGCCATCGCCATTAATTTTTGAACTTGAAAAGATTTTCCTTTTTTATTTTTACGAAGACAAACGCCCCTGTATCCATTATTGTTGCAACTTTTTAAAATTTTCTCTTTTGAAATATAAAATCCAAAGCCATTAAATATTTCTCTGCTTAAAGATTTTACATTTCCCAAGTCGCTTATTTGATAAATTCCTTCATAATTTAAGATGTCTTTCCAAATTTCTAATTGTTGATTTGTGTTTGTCATTTTGCTGAAAATTAAATGTTATGCTGAAAAAAAATAAATAGGGAAACTGTTTCAGCGTCAGTTTTCAAAAAGGTTTATAAGTCCTTTTCTATCCCTATATTTCTATCTTATCCAAATTTTTCCTTGTTTAAATTGCTGGATGAATTCGGCTGGTTTAATTCCTAACATTCTAACGCGAGCATTTCTATACAAAGTATCGTAAGTTCTTTTAATATTCCTTTTTTCATAATCTGGCAATCGAATGGAATTTTTAGAAAGTCGGTCATTGATATATGCGTACAGCGCGTCTTCTGCGTACTTATGAATTTTCATATCCTTTTCCAACAATTCATTCCCGTCCGAAATATATTCCAACAAAATAATTCTTTCAGCATTTTCAGAACTAAAATGTATTCTTTTTTCATCAACATTAAAAGTTCCATTGGCATTTAACCGAGTATCTAATCTCCAATTTTGATTAATGCTATACCAATTTCCCCATCCATACGCACCGTAAAAACCAGCAATGTTTAAATTATCCGTATCGTGACGTTTTAAAGTATCGTTGATATGCTCAATAGCTGTTGTTCCAATCAAAATATCTCCTTCATTGTCAAATAATATCTCCGCAGAATTATCTTGCAAATGAGCAATTCCTAATGGCGTTTTTGTATTTACAGACATTGGATGAATTTGCCCTGTTTCTTTATTTACCCAAGAAATTCTAATGTAATCAACGTAATCGTAAGGTTTGATGATATCCAAATTATCTCCAAGTTCTAATTCTACTACTTTAGGGCTTTTTAATGCTCCAAAAGTAAATTCTCGAATACCTTGTTTTGCTTGGTAAATAACTTTCGATCGAGGAATATTTCCGTGCAAAGTATCATCTCCTAAATAGTTCTGAGTGAAGTTATTTACGATTTGCTCGATTGGCACGAATTGATAATTTCCGTGGTTATCTTCGTCTTCGTAATAAATCTGAGGATTTTGTGCGCTCATTGATATTAATTTACAACAAAGATAGAAAAAAATGATACTTGTTTGAGTTTTGATATTATTTTCTTATGGTTATCGTAAAACATAAAAAAGCCACTCGGTTAAGAATGGCTTTTAAAATATACATCGATTAACGATTATCCAATAGCTTGTTTTAGATATTCATAGAATGCCATTCCTTTTCCAGACATTAAATATTCGGCAATTGCGTCATATTCGTCTTGGTTTCTTGAAACTTCTACTAAAACCTCTTTGTTTTCATTCAGCCATTTATAATTGCTGTAACTGATAACTCCGCGATATAACGCAGTTTTAGCAACGCCTTTTATTTCTAGGGTTGGTTGATTTGCCAATTGTAAGAATTTAGCAGGACTTTTTGCAACAGCGCTATACAACGAACGTTTTAATTCAGCAGGAACCCATTCTTCTTTGTAATCAGAACACATCAATCTTGCAACGGCATCTTGCTTAATCGGACTAATTGAACGAACCAAACTTTGTGCTTCATACAATCTATCTTCTTTTTCGATTTCAAGACTTGCTTCTTTTCCAGGATCATATTCTTCAAAAATAGAGCCTCCATTTGCTTTGTTGTCTGGGTGAATTGCCAAGAACTTTTGAAGTGGAATTTCGTTTTTGTTGGTTTTTAACATTCCGTATTTAACCTCAATCGGCGTAACAACAACGTCTCCTTTTTGTTTCTCCATAAAGAAAGAAACTTGGTTTACCGAATAACGCAAAGCATAAGTTTGATTAGTTTTCGGATTCAAATAGGTCAAAGGACTTAATGGTGCTTTACTTCTGTTTCTGATTCCTCTTGATGGCGGTTTTTCGCCGTTACATAGAACGTAAATTCTGTCTTTTACTTCGAAATCTTCAAGTCCTGGAATATCGTCAAAGTTTTCGTCTTTGGTAGATAATGGTTTGTAGATTTCTTTTTGGACTTCTTTTTGCTCAACAATTGGTTGTTGAATTGGCAAATTTGCCATTGCTTTCGCCACTTCTTGAGCGACTAAATCACTTACTTGTGATAAAGGAATGCTTGGCTCTTTTTCTTCTACGATTTCTGCTGGCTTTTCGACAATTTCATCAACTACTTCAATTTTACTTGCTAGTCCTTGATTTTCGGTTCCCGATTGGTCGCCTTGTTCAGCTAACTTTTTAGCATCTTCTTCTTTCGCTTTTAGTTCTCTACCTTCTTTTGATAGATGATGCGGTTTTGCAACTTGGTTTTCCATTTTGATTTAATTTAAGATTTAATTTAAAAAAAAGGCTTGCTGTTACACAAGCCTTTTCACTTTATTTATTGTTGATTATCCAACGCATCGCAACAGGTTGTTGCGGCCAGTTACCATAAGACAACGCTCTGTCAAAAATTCAGTCTCACGACCGTCAACTTTGTTCGTTCCATCATCCCATGATCTCATGGTCATTTTGTATTTACGATTAGTTGCGGCAGACGCTCTGTATTTAACGTGAAGCATTGGTACAGTAGCATTTTTTCCTTCCATTACATCGTACACTTTTTTAGAAGCCGAAGGAATAAAAATTGCGTGTGTTTTAGTTGCTCCAACAGCAGAACCTTCAGTTGTAGGGTTATCTAAGAATCTCCAATTAGATTTGTAGAAATTGTAGTTTCCGTAATTGAAGTCTTTAAATCCTAACTTAATACCTTGTTCTTTATTGTCGAAAGCACCCCAAGCAGAACCAGTAACGTTTTCCGCTTTAATCATTCGGTCAATTAAACGGTTTTGAGCAGAAGTACCATAGATGTAGTTTTCTGAAATCATACCTTGAGCGTTAAAACGGTCAATGATTGAATCGAAATCATCTAAATCTACAGCAGGTCCTTCAAAGATATTTCCTTCGTCAGCGCAAGAGAATAAACCTTGAGTACCAATAACTCCGGCAGTCGCTAAGTCACCAGTCCAATTTTCTCCTAAAATAAGACCGTTTTCTTGTGCGTTGTTAAAACGTTTTTTGGTGTCGTTTAAGTTTTTGTAGTACCACAAGAATCCTTCTCCGGTATCAACCCAAGTACGCAACGCCATGTTAGAATCATTTTCTTTTAAGAATTCTTTAATGATAACAGGGTTTTGAGTAAATTGCTCAACTTGGCTATTCAAACCACCGCCTAAAAATTCAGAACCTTTAGCGTATTCGTTAGAGTAAGCGTAAACAGTAAGAGCAGTAGTACCTACGTCAGTCCAAGTTCCTGTACCACATAAAGCGGTAAATCCGTTAGTTGTAACAGCATTAATTTGACCTTTTTTAAGTACGGAACCGTCAGCATTTCTTACAGAAATGGTTTCGTTAAGTCTGAAAGTGTGAGCAGTTGATGTAAACACATCGGCAGCACGAGTAACGCCTTCTGCTAATTGCGTAAGACGACCTTCTTCATTCCATTTAATTAAATCCGCTTGAAACGGACTTTCTTTGCCTAATTCGGCAAGCATACCAGTAATCATTTGAGAGCCAAATCGGTCTACAATTTGAGCTTCTAACTCAGGAATAAACTGAGTTAACAAGTTGTACTCGCTATCACTAATGTAATTAAGCGGAGTAGGAACTTTTGTCGGTGAAGGAGTTAATACAACTCCAGGAACATTTAATAATGCCATTTTTCCTTAATTTTTTTGGTTGTTTTTATCTTTTTACTTTGATTGAAACAACAATGCGAAAACTTTTACGATTATTCTTCGACTTTCCAACGCTTACCTTGATTGCCTGTTTGAATATTTTTCACTCCTTGAACTTGTACGTTCTTAGATTCTTTTTCTTCAATTTCAAGTTGTTTTGCCATTCCAATTTTAATGAAATGTTCGGCAACTTTTTCAGGATTCATAGCAAAATGCAATGCTTTGTAATATCCTTCTGCGTCTTTCAACTTACCGGATTCGTCAAAGAATTTTTTGTCAAAATTGCTTAAATCAGAAAGCGTTTTTTTCGTTTCCTCAACATTTTCAGGATTAATACTAAATTCTTCGTCTCCTACTTTAACTTTGAAACCTTCAAAATTTGAAGAGAAAACTTCATCAGTTTTAGACTGAAAATCTTTAGCTGTCTGTTCGAAAGCAACTTTGTTTTCTTCTTGTTGTTTAATGTAACTATCAGCAAATTCCTTGGCTTTTACAAAATCTTCTGGTATCGATTCGTCAAGACCCTTGGCGACATTATACTTTTCTTTTTGACTTTCTAAAAGTTTTAGACCTTTTTGATAATCTCTTTCTATATTAATCTCCTTGTCCGTGATTTCATCTTCATCTGCGAATTCGGGAGCAACATATTCTTTTTGATACAATCTTTCAATTTGCTTATCAGTAAGAGTTGGGTTTTCCAATCTTAGATTTTGCAATAGAATGTTCTCTTTTGGCTCGGCGGACCAGTCCTTTTGTGTTTCCAAGAATTCTTGGTAGCCTCTGCCTGTTTCTTTTTTGTATTCTAAATACTTTTCAATCTCGGGATCTAATTTGGCAATTTCTTTAGGTTTTAAATCATCCAAAGATTTTGCGTCAAATCCGTACTTTTCATTCAGTTCTTTTAGAATAACATTTTCGTCAATAACTAAAGGAGCGATTGGTTGTTCAGCAGGTTTTTCCTCGGCTGGCTTTTCTTCAGCAGGGACTTCAACTACTTTTTCAATAACTTCTACAACTTCTTCTTTCGGTTGTTCTAAAAAAGAAGGGTGAACTTCAGGCTTGTCATCTACAACAGCCCATTGCTTTACTTCTTCGGCTGCGGGTTGCTCAACAACTGTTTCTACAACTTCAGCGGGTTCGTTTTTTTCTATTTCGTCTTGTGGCATTTTGATTTGAATTTAGATTATGAATTTATTGACAAAGATATAAATATTTTCTATCGTAAAACAAAACACTATATGATTTTTCTATACAAACGAAAAAAGCCACATTATTATATGTGGCTTTTTTATAAAAACTTAAATCTTGTTGTTATTTGATTTGCAGGTCTTGAATCATAATTCCAACAAAATCATCATCAAATTTCTTTTCGTCGTGATCGTGATTTGTCAAGAACGGATATTGCTTTTTCAAATCTTTTACTGAAAAATACACGTTGTTGCCTTCTGCTTTTAAAGGAATCTTTGCTTGAACCAACTCTACTCTTGTTGGGATTGCTTTTACCAAATCTTCTGTTGTTTCTTCTACTTTTTTCTTTGCTTTTGCCATGGTTGTTTTTTATGGTTAATCTTCTAATTCGAATATTTCTTCGTTGACTTCTTTAGCATTGAAATCAATTGGTTCCGCTGATTCTTGCTTTCGCTGTTTAATCATTTCTGAATTTCTAGTAGCTTCCGCAACCGAACGTTCATCTTTTCTGTCTTCAGCACTATTTTGTTTTTGAATTTGACCTGTAACTTCCAATTGCTTTAGTTGGTAATCTCCTACAAACTTCGCTTCATTTGTCTGTCTGTCTTCGTTCCCTTTGATTTGCTCTTTTTGAATTAGTCCTTGATTAACCAATTCTTGTTTTTGCATTTCAATTTGTCCAATAATTTGCGCGGTCTGCTGACGAGCGCCTTCCGCCGCCTCTGCCGACTGAGAATTTGCTTGAGCCTGAGCCTGAATTTGTTCCATCTTAGCTTTCTCAACTTCCTTCATTCGCTTATCTCTCAAAATAGAAGCGTAATTTACAGCGTATTTGAAATTAGGAATAGACAATATTTTGTATTTATCAGCAAAACTTAAAGTGCCATTTTGTATTTCAACCGACAAATCCGCTTCTAATTTAGCTTTTTCTTCAATGTCTAAATACAAATCGATGAAAATTCCAAAATCAAATAAATGCAATTTCATAATTTCTTCCAAATCCATTACGGCGGTTGCACCAATTTTTCTTGCAAAATCTTCTTTTAAATCTGAAAATTTTAGCAAGTCTGCTATTCTGTAATTTACACCTTCGGCAGAACCTTTAATAATATATTTTTTCCCAAATAAAATGTGACGAGTTGCTAGATTGCTATTTAATGCGGCAAGTTTTTGAATACCTACCAAAGAGTCTTTTTCAGGAGTTGATGCGTCAGAAGCCTTGTTTAATCCAATAACATCTCGCATTAAATTTAAGTAACCATCTCGCTCTATTCTTAATGATTGAAGTTTGTTTAGCGAATCTCCCGTTCTTAATTCAGTAATTGGTTTGCTGTACATCGGGTCGCCATTAGCGCCAAAACTTCTCGCAAAAATACTACCGGTTTGGAAGAACATATCGATAATATTTTGAGGACTGTAAACTGTACCGCCACCAAAATCTAATTCGGCAATTGCGTCTGGATCAATAATAAATCCATCAGGCTGTATTTTCTGAATAATCTGTTCGGCTTTTAACTCTAAAATATTCAATTTATCCTCAACCGGAATCATTCTAGCAACAAGCGAATCAATGTAACCTCTTTCTTTGTTTGGCGCTACACCTATGTATTGGTCAATTACTTTTTGCTTATTTGATTTCGGACGCGACATATTTTCAGAAACTTTCCATTCAAGCAAAATGTCAGTACCCAAAACTAACGCTCCTTCCATAAGTATTTCTTCCGCAACAGTTACGGTTTTGTACTTTCTAAAATCTTTTTTCTTATTTCCGTCTTTTGTGAATTCGCCAATTTCCTTAGAACCTGAATCTAAATCAATAATCTTTTTTACCCTATCTCTAGTAGTTTTATAGGTGAAGTAAAGGACATTTGTAGTTCCTTTTATTTGTTGGTCTTGAGTAATTCTATGGTAGTCCCACCATTGAACCGCCGAACTCGCTAATTGTTCTTTTTTATCTGCATTTCCTGGTTCGTTTAACCATTGATATTGTATTAGAACTTCGCTAATTGGAACAACTTTAAATTCGCCATGGTAAAAACAATCTTTAAAATAAGGGTCGTCAGTATATGATTGTATTTTGTTTTCCGGATTGACGTATTCTAAAACAATTCCTCTATCGTGGTAAAACTTATTTTTAACCCATGCAAGTCCACATACGGTCAAATCGGTTGTTATCTGCTTGTCAATAGTGTCTTCAAATTTGTTTTCTTTGAAAACTTCGTCAATGGCTAATTCTGTGGAAATTTCCATTGATTGCTTGTACTCCAATTGCATGTGCAAGTCTAACTCTAATTTAGACTCTGGAATTTGGTCAATTGGCAAATTACCTACATCAACACCCAACTTTTGTTGAGCAGCAATAATAAAATCTTTTGCGTATTGGTCGTCTTCAATTCTTTTTCTATAAGCAATTCGCTCACTTGTAGAGGCTGGGTCAATAGCGGTTGCTCTAACAGAATATCCGCGATCACACATTCCGTTTACAACAATATCAACTAATTTTGGAATAATAGAAATTGGCTTGGAAGATAAATTCAAAAATGACTTATCGCCTTCAGATTCAAATTGCTTCATATACTGACGCATATCTTGAAGTCCTTTGGCGTACATTCTTCTTTCGATTAGCTGATTCCGTTGGGTGTAAAATTTGCTGATTTGCTGATTTGCAATATTATAGCCGAAAAACCACTCACTAGTAACTGCTTGAGCAAGTCTAAGCCCCCACTCATGCGTTTTCTTTTCTTCAAATGGAGATAATTGGCTTGGAAAAGCCACCGTTGCAGATATAAATTCTTTATTGTTGTTATTCATTGCGAATCGGTATATTTATCAACAAAGATAGAAAAAAAATATAGACTTATGTTTTGCGATAAAAATAATTTATATCTTTGCAATGTAGTTACGGTTTGGCGACATAGTAACAAAAGCACACGCTTACGACCCTCGTTGAAGAAACAAATGCCAAACCTTGTTTTAGATTCGAGGGTTGTTTCGTTTAAAAAATTAAGATATGAAACAAATACCGCTTACTCAAGGAAAATTTGCATTGGTTGACGACGAAGATTTTGAATTTTTAAATCAGTTTAAATGGCATGCTTATAAATCAAGAAATACTTATTATGCTGGTAGGAAATTAAGGCTTGGCGTAAACAAAAGGCAAATTATTATAATGCACCGTCAAATATTAGGATTAGAAGACCCTAGCATTAAAGGCGACCATATTGACCATAACGGATTAAACAATCAAAGGTGTAATTTAAGAATGGCCACAAACGCCGAAAATTGTAAGAACCAAAAGCCTAAAAATGGATATTCTTCAAAATATAAAGGTGTTTGTTGGCATAAAAGAGATAACAAATGGAATGCAACAATTTTTGCAGAAGGAAAGAAAAAACACCTTGGTTATTTTATTGACGAAATAGAAGCTGCTAAAGCGTATGATTCGGCAGCTAAAATTTATTTTAAAGAGTTTGCTTGTTTAAATTTTAAAGACTAATATGTTCTGATTTTAAAACCCAATGCTTTTCTTTCGGATTGCTGTGGCTTATAGCTTTTCCTATTGACTGCAACCAAGGCGTAGCCGGAAGCAATAGTAATATCGTAATCCGTACGTTTTCCCACATTGAATTTTGACCAATCTCTAAGCATTCTATTGAAAGGACAAGAGCCAATTTCGTTTTCCTCTCTTACCGGAACCAAATCATCACCTTGCTCGTAATATCCAACGTATTTGTTTACGTATGCTTCAATTGCCGTCCAATGTATGTTTATAACATCGGCACTATTTGACGGAATTCCCCCAAGCAATTTTTCAGTCGGCGAAAGTCTATTGGTTTCTTTGTCAAATCGGCTAAGTGAAAATCCACGATAACCGCGATTCTTAAAATGATATAACATTCTTGCTTTGTTGCTTTCAATAAGAATAGGCATCCCATAAAAGACACAAGCTAACAAAGCGTCTTCAAAGAAGATTTCCGCTGTCTGTGGCCTAGCAATATATTCTAAAAAAAAGAAATTACTCGGAACGTTTTTCATAGAGAAACCTGTAACTCCTGAAATCGCTCCTTTAGACCCCGAATCATATTCAGACCCGTTTTCAGTATTTTCTAATTTAGCACCCGCCGTTGCGTCAATATCATACGTATCAGCGCCAAAACAGCCTAAATCTTCGTTCAATGGATGTTTACTTCTGCCGCCAAATTGATTATTTTTTTCAATCCAACGATTTTGAAGTTCTTTTGGCGGCAACCAGGCAATTAAAAATCTTCCTTTATGATTTGGTCGCCAAACAACAGTTGTGTCCTTAATACCGCCTTCCCATTCGAAATTGCCACGAACTAATGTGTTTTCGATATCGATGTTTGTATTGTGATCAATTTGGTCGTTAAGTTTTTCAAGATTAAACAAACTGCCTTTTGCTTCATCGCGGAATGCTTCTTCAATAGTCATTGGATTAGCTCGAAGTTCTTCATTATAAAGAATGTCAGATTGCCTTCTTTTTTGTTTTCTTATTTCTTCCAAATACTGAATAGATCCTTTGGTTTTTTTTATTCCTTGCGCGTTGTAAAAATATCCGCAGTCTGGAACAACGGTATGACAAACGCCGTACTTATCAATAAATTCTTCCATGTTCTTGTGCGCTGGAAGAAAGTAAGCGTAAAGACCTGTTGTTGTTCTTTGAGAATCAACATCTCGTTTAGAAACTATTGAGCCATAGTACATTTTGTGAAACTCTAGGCCTCCTTTTGAGAAAGGGTTGACCGTCGATCCAACGTATATTTTCCCTACTATACGACCTCCGTTATTAATGGTTGGAGATACCCTCCCCCAATATGTTATTAAATTAAATGGAGGTAGCGGCTTGCTTGCTTCGTCAATTAACAATCTGAACATTTTTTGTCCGTCATAACTTGACTCGGTTGTGTTTCTCCAATTAAAAATTGTATTCAAATAATCATCGGTGCTATTATCTTTTTTCTTCTTGGCTACTTTTGATGAATCTGAAGGTTTTGAAAATTCAACTTCTGTTTTGCTGTCGATTTTTCCTTTAATTACTGGAATGAAAAAAAACGGCAAATTTTGAATTCCATAAGTCAGTTTTAAAAACGCTTCTTGAGCATCAATACCTGTTTTAGATATAATTCCTAATTTTGAATTATTGGTTATGGTCCCATCATTTATAAATTCGCAAATAATTTGGTAAGTGAACCCCGTTCTTCTAGACTTACAAAATATTTCTCCGAGGCATCGCGCATCAATAGCGCACGCTCTAGTGAAATAAAACATATCTAATTGAGCGTAACGAAACCCCATAAAATTGCCATCGTCAAGCATTTTTACCCATTGCATCGCTAAATAGTGCGCTGGGGTAAGATAAACAGGCTCTCCATTATTCATAAACCATACGCCGGTTCTTCTCCTTTCGAATTCTTTCATTATGTAATCTACATACACATCTTCGTTATCAGGAGTCAATCCGCTTGGCAAATCGGATCTTCGCCAATATTGTTCTTCTTTTGGTAAATTTGAAAACAATATTTCTTTTTTAGCAGGAACTTTAGGCAGCATAATATTCAATCCGTCTAGAGTAATGACTTTTCCTTTAGTGCCTAAAGGGCAAATCATAACCGAATCAGTTGCTTCATCATGCCATTCTTTATGATAATCTTTGGCGGGAAAAAATTCTTGATTGGCAAATTTCTCTACAAAACCCCTAGAAAATTCCCTTGATTTTAAATCTATTTTATCAGCGTCTAATTGTAGTCGTAATTGTAGAACGCCTGAATTTATTTCAGATATTGCTTTGAAAATTAAAGGCTTTGCTTTTGCCGATTTTCCGTGGTTCTCAGGATCTACCTCATTTGGATCAATATCTTTTCTTAAAGCAAATCTTAAAACTTCAATAGCGCTTTCTCCTGCGTCTACTAAATCCTGAACGTATTTTCTAAGTTTTGTTTCTTTGGGGGCATTTAATGAGTTTTGCCAAGTAAGAATAAGCTCTTTGGCTGAAGCAAACGTATCAATTTTAGAAGACATTACCGCTTGTAGTTTTTCGCTTTTGACTTCTACAATATCTACATCAAAATTTAATACGTCAATACAGTTTGCAATGGCGTATTCAACATCTTTTGATAAATCTTTCATTTAAATTTTAATTTAGAATATTCAAAGATATAATAAATTATTTGGCAATAAAAAAGCCTCTCTATTAGAAAGGCTTAATTTTTTGAATTGGCGAATTCTTAAACTACCAACAATCCAATTTTAATTGCGGCATTAAACGCGGCAGTTCCAACGTTAGTAACGGTTACTACAGCAGAACCCGAACCAGGCACTACAGTAATAATTGCTTTTCCTGTTCCTGCAACCATATTTACCATTGATACGATATTTGAAGCAGTTGTAATTTTACTATTCGTAAAAGTAAAACTAAAAGCGGCATCAGCGGCATCGGTAAGCACTACGGTTGTAATAACTGTATTCAAAGTTTCTGAAGCTACAGCAGTAGTTTTAGACGTTATTTGAGTTACAGTTCCTTTGTCAGAAATCAAATCGTTTACAGACGCGTTTGACGGACCTGCTACTAAATTAGCTAAAGCTAATGAGAAAGTTTCGAAATCCGCGTAAGCAGTACTACCTGAATCTACGAATGCGGTGTAAGGCAATGGATTTTTCCAAGGCACTTGTTGTCTGATTGGAGAATTTCCAATTGGAGTTGCTTTTGGTCTTAGGAATACTAAATTTGAAGGATTAACCTCGATCTCGTAATCGCCTTTCAAAAAGCTCACTGTACCGACTTTAAAGACGGTGCTTGACATTGAAGTCAATTTAATTGCTGCCATTTTGTTGTTTTTTTAATGGATTAATAATAGCAAAGATATAGAATTTTTTAATTCAAAACCGCCATTACTTTTTTATTGCGCACTAAATAAAGTTTTTCTCCAAAAATTTCAAATAGGTATTCTGAGAAACTGCCTAAAGCTAATCGCGCGCCTTGTATTACTCCTTGTGATTCCATTGTTGGGTTTACGTACTTGGCAAATCCTTGATTTTTTACAGTCTGTTTTCCAAGCCAAAAATCTTCTTCGACAATAGGTTCTACGAAAATATAATCATCGCTTGACATTATTTTACCATCGCGAACAACTGCGTAAATAATATCGGGAGTTACGCCGAATAGATTGTCTTTAATAAAATTATCTGATTGTCTTGGAATTCCACGATCATCGAGAGTGATTCTAAAAACGTTGTGTTGGACCACTACTAAATCGCCTTTTTTAATGAATCCAGAATAGGTAAGCGGCAAAGATTCAACGACTCCAATTCTTTGTACGTCTTCAGCTTCTTCTATGCTTGTGTTGACGATTAAATTGCCTATTTCGTTTATGTATTGCTCGTTGTTAATTGGCGAAATTATGAACTTGTAAGGTGCTGTCATACGTCTAAAAAATATTCAACTGTCACTAAATTATTTTTAGGCTCGTCTTTCCAATGGAATACTTCATCGCCTTTTTTTAACCAAAGCTCATAATGAGTTTCGCATTCGTCTATTCGGGCTAAATTAAACTTCTCTGGCTTATTATCGATAGTGGCCCAATAAACCGCTTTTTCATCATTTACAACATAGTGGAAACGGTCTTTTACTTCCGCACCAATTGACAATTTTCTTATTTTTTGACTCATTTTAATTTAGATTAAACCATTACACATCTCTCAATAATTGTGGCCACACCGCCGATTGCAGCACTTCCATTGTCAGCAGCTACAAAATAATTCCCTACCGTACCTAATGGTGTTCCTGTACCTGCGGTTTTAATTTTGTATTCGGTTCCAATAATAAGACTTCCTGCATTTACATCTCTTTTTAGCAAATAAGCGGCATTTATTGGTAGCGGATAAGTTTTAGCATTTTGTTTGCTAGTAAACATTATTAGGCTTTCAATAAAATTACCTCCGATTGTGTTTACGGCAGATACCAAATTACCTGTTGTTAAATCTGCTTTTGTTGTGTCAATAACACCAGTAGATAAAACATTTTCTGTGAAACGAACATTCCATAAATTTGCCGATTCAAAAACATTTGTAATTGTTAATTGATAACCACTTATAGAATTAGTAACTTCTAAAGTTACCGTTGGAGTTCCTATTTTTTTAAATAAATTGTCTGCCGACCCTGTATATGAAGAATTTTGCGATACATAAATTGGAATATACCCATCTAAAGGTTCAAAAACTATTCCCGAATCTCTATTTGGATCTGAATATAAATTAAAAAAACTTGTTTCTGAACCACTAAATTTTCTTACTTGCCCACCTGTTTGATAAAAAGCTTTTAAATTTGTATTGATTGTGGTTCCTGTTCCTCCTGAAAGCAATTTTCCGTAAATGTCTATTCTGCTGTTTCCGACTACTTTGTAAACTCCTTGGTATTCCGCTCTTAGGTTACAATAAATATTAAAAGTGGTGTTTCCGTCATTATTATTTGCAGGAGTTGTTACGCCAGAATTTATAATGTATTTACTTATATTGTTTGTCGCAGAATATATAGTTCCTGTGCCTAGTAATTGAATGCTTTTAGCTGTTGCGTATGTTGTGCCTCCTGCATCGTTTCCACTATTATTGAATCCGTCTCCTTGAATTTGAAAAATCACGCCTTCTTCTACTTTTATAGTTACAGTAGAATTGTCTTGGTCAAAAGCTGTAGCATCATCTAAATCCAATATTAATCCAGATTTTTGAGACAATACATTTCCTTGAGCTACCAAATTTAAACCTGTATAGTTTAAATCTCCTTTTCCAGATGATGGATTTGGAAATATATGAGTTCCTTGATTGTTTTGAATTATAACAATTTGCCCTATTTTTTCAGGAGCCAATCTTGTTCCACTTCCTACATAAGCATCCAAAGCATTTTGAATAGCGGTATTTGCTGTATCGGTAAAAGCAGTTGTCGTTGTATAGTTTCTACTATCTGTAAAAGGTTTTGAAAGCGTTCCTTCTCCTTTGTATAAAAAAGATGGATTCGAAATTAAATTTCCACCGCCATTAACCCAATCATCATAAGTTGGCTTGTAAAGGTTGTTTACATATAGCCCAGGAATAGATGCTGTATCAGGAACTTCTATTAAAACATTTCCTGTTTCTACTAACGACACTACTTCTTTTGTAATGTTTAAAGTTGTAGATTTTAAATTGTAAAATTCGTCTACTTTAGAAGTTGCGTTAAGCCCTTTGTAAATCTGAATTCCATTTCCTAAATTAACTCCTGCTTTCTTTTCAAAATTTACTCCATCAGTTTCAATAGTTACATCAAATCCTACCGACTTTGCTTTTCTAAATTCGTGCAATTTAGAAGTTGCATTAAGTCCTTTGTAGATATTTACTCCATCAACCCCAACATTAACACCTGCTTTGCTTTCAATTACAGTATTTTGTCCGTCAATAGTAACATCAAGTCCTGTAGATTGTATTGCTATGATAGTAATAAAGTCAGAATCAGAAATATTTGGCTGTCCGTCTCCAATTACTACGTCTTGAAGTTTTAAAATATATTTTTTGCCATTGACATTGAATATCAAAACTTCGTAAGGAGAAACTATATAATTTGGATCTAAAGCGTTTGCTACATCAGCAGGAGATGTTAATACGCCAGTATATTCTATTTCGGCAATTTTTAATGTACCTCCTATTTCGGGAGAAAGTCCTGCAATAACGGCATTTCTAATTTCTATTAATTCCATAGAAATAGATTGTCCTTTTGCCATACCAACACCTAAGTTTTCTGAATTAGTACCAATTGCATAATCAGTAAGAGCTAATGGTTTTTTGACAACGTATGCAACGGTGTTTTTTATCTTTGTCATTGTTTTTTATTTAATGGTTAAGTTTGTCCTCAAAATTAATTGTTTTGCCGCATTCTTTTGGAATTTTGTTTCGATATTTTATTCTGAATTGACCAATTTCAAAATCACCAGCTTCTTGATGTTTAATGAAATATTTTGAGTAAATATTTACAACTGCGTTATCATAGTGCCTTACTGTTATTGTTTGAGGCTTTTCTACTACTGTAATTGTCGAGATTCTCATATAATTGGTTGTTTTATTTTTCCTACAAATCCATTTACCAATGCTAACGGATTGGTTCCTTTTACCCACTTATAACCTAAGTAAATTAGTAAAATTATAAGTAACCACCACCAACCAAAATCGATTATCATTTTCTTAAAGCTCCATTGCTCTCTTTGGTTTAGTTTTTTAACTTCATTTTGGAGAAGTTGTATGGTTTTATCCTTTTGAGAAATTAATGTCTTATTTCGGCTATTTTCAATTTCTAATTCGGAAACTTTCTTCTCGGAAACCGTGTCTTTTTGATAAACTATTTTAGTTTTAGTATTTGTACTCCCTTTAGCGTTTTGAAAAACAGTTGTCTTGCCACTTGGTTCAGTTATGCTACTAGGTTTAGTTGGGTCAATTGGCTCAAAATCCATTCCATTACTAAAGTCAAATTGAGTATTTGTACTCGATGAATTACTTTGCTCTTGTGTTTTTGCAGTAGCTTTTGACTTCTCGGTTTCGGCAATTTCTAGTTTAGCTTTTTCAGTTGCGGAACTATCGGTTTTAGTAACGTCTTTATTCATTGTCTTTGCACCACAAGAAATGAGTAATAGTGTAAGCAGTAGAGTGATTAATTTATTCATATCTATTTAATTTGATACAAAGTTAATAAAAAAAACCGTGCAAGTAGGTTTACACGGTTTTCCCAAATTACTTATTCTTCCCTAAGTCAAAGTTATTATATTTTTTTGTAATACAGCACATTAGGTTCGTAAAAATTAGTTATAAAAACTTTTTTGTCTTTAATCTTTGTGTATTGACCTCTTATTTTTACCCAAGTATTTCCTTTTTTGTCTGAAAAAATTTTGTCATTTGCCATAATCTTGTCATTTAAAAATAGTTTAAATCATTGCTTCGTATCTAGCGACAATTTTAGCAATTTCTCTAGCTAATGATTGGCGATTTCTAAAATAACTTTCTAGATCAGATTTATTTGTAATGAAACAAAGTTCAAGTAAAGATACTATTCCATTTTCTCTCATTAAACCTAATCTCCCTCTATGAGATTGCGCTTCGCTAATAACACCTCTGTTTTTTATTCCTAAAATAGCAGAAGTAGTATTTACTATTTCTCTAGCAAAAGACATGTCTAATCTATCCGCGTCTACTCCAACAATAGATGTAGTTCCAGAAACAGTTGGTTTGTCAGAAGCGTCAAAATGGAATTCTAAAACTACACTTGCATTTCCTGTTTTTATTCGCTCCAAATACTCTGCTAATCTTTCAGTATCAGCATCAGTAACGTATTGAACTTTTAATTTATTCAATTCTACTTCAACTAACTCTCTAAAGTCAATTGCTAAATTTGCTTCTGTATATCCGTTAGCTACTGCACCAACGTCAACTTTAATTCCGTTTGGATTGTGTCCTGCTGAAATGAATATCATACATCGTTATTTAGATTGTTATTAATTTGAGTGTCTATATATCCGTTATTTGCATAAGGGTCTTGTTGTTGGTTTTTTGCTTTTGTATAATCAACAAATTTGTTTAAAATTGTAGTTCCAGACATTCCCATTGCCATAATAGAAAACGTTGTAAATACATCATAAGCCATTTTATTATCGGTTATTCCATACCTATAAGAAGCAATTGTATTTCCTAATCCCGTTATAACAGTTAGTCCAATAAACAAAAAGAATGTTAGCGCTTGTTTGTCCCATCGTCCATTTGGCTTCTTTAAAGTATGTTCAAATATTAGGTACATATTATTGTTTTATTTATCGCTCTTTTTTTTCGTTTCTTATCTTAAGAATATGATACCATATCTGTACAATTATTAAAATAAATGCGGCAAAAAATAGCAAAACGCTTTTGACAATTTCAAAATTTAACGCAATTACGGTTCCTGCTGTTGACGTTGCGAAAAGACTCATTAATACCTCCTTAATGTTGTAAAAATTTGAATGATTTAGACCCATGGCGATTCTCTATTTTTTAATTTTATTCGTTTATATAATTATTAAAATATGTAAATTCTAAAGTTCCTAATTGGTCATAACCTAATGTGCTATAATGGACGCCATCCTGCATAGGCAAAGCATTAGTCGTTTCTGAAAAACTTCCTAATACATTAACACTTCTGCTAGGATTATCTGTTAAATATCCAGTTCCCATTGCTACTTGTGCAGCGACCACTTGATTAAATGAATCTGTATTAAAACCAGACCCTATTCCTTGTTTTGTTTGAGGGAAATAAAGTCTCAATTTATTAACAGTATATCCTGTTGTATTAGTTACTTGATTTTTTAAAGTGTTTTGAATGTAATCTATCATTCCGTTTATTACATTATACACATTTTGCTTATAATTATACCCTCCTGTCCAAGAAAGTGTACCCGATGTTGCTCCTGCGTTTGGAACTACCATTGTAAAAGTATTGTTGTCTATTTTAGTAATTTGATAATCTCCTATAGGAATTGCCGTTAAATCCGTGCAATTGTCTAAAATGATTTTCATATTATGTAGCTAAAAGGTTTTCTAATAAATCCGTTTTCTCTTGAGTAGTCAAAGTTTCAACTTGTTTAGTAAGTAAATCAATAACTATATCACTCACGTTTGAAACATCATTAATTACAATCTCATAATCAGTATCAAATAACTCTCCATCGTTCTGTAAATACTCTAAATATGAGTTGTATTGTGGTGTTCCCTCTTGCATTACTACAAGATTATTATCAGCATCAAAGATTTGGTATTTTGAATTTTTATAATACATAGTTTTAATTTTTAAATGAACCTATCCCACCACCATCTAAATAACTTGCTATTTCTCCCGTTGCATTATTAGTTATAAATGTGAATAATTGAATTACACCCGTTGCATAGTTTGGAATGTTTGTGATTGTTGTTAATGAAGTTGAGATACTCGCTCCAGTTGCAACTGTTACTCTTTCAACTGTTACAATATACGATGTGGTTGTTTGCTCAATTGTAATGTAATAATTATATTGAGAATCGTTGCAAGGATATGAACTACCTAAATCCGATGTCGTAGCTGTTCCACTAGCATCATTATAAACAATGTGCATATTAGTAGAAGTAGACAATTGACAAACTCCCACAATATCGGTTAGGGTGTTAGGCTCTACATTTGTAGCGATAGCAAATTGATTCCCTTTACTTATTCCACAGAAAAACCGTTGTCCTGATACATTTGAATTGAATTGTATTTTACGAGTAAACTTACATTCATACCCTTGTATTTGTAAAGATTCATTTCTACGCATAGAAGCAATAGTTCCCGCTATTGCTGTTGTAGCAAAAGTAAACATTCCTCTTAAAAGATTTCCATTTAGTAAAACAATAAATGTAGAGCTTATCCTTTCAGAATATCCAAAAGAAGCAGCACTTCCGTTAGTTACAGTATTAGGTAAAAACCAAAAATAGTTATTTCTTAAAATAGCTTTGTCAATGCTATCAACTAACAACGTTGATACATCTTGTTTACTTGTTGCTAAACCACTATATAAACTATTTGTCGCGTTATCTCCCGTATTTGTTCCGCTTGTGTTGCCTATAACAACTAACTGCGCATCGGTTACATAATTATCATCACTTCCTTTTGTTGGTTCTGCACCTACATCTGTAGCATCTAAAACAACAACCCCCGTTTGACCGTTAACAGAATCTACTGCTCCACCACCCCCGCCTATTGAATAATTAACTACTTGCAAAAACCAAATCCCACTACCTATTTTTTTCAGTTCAACGGTATCGCCTTTGTAAAATGATGCGCTTGTTATTGGAGTGTTTACATCAACTCCAAGATTGCTTCTTACGTCTGTTCCTACAACTGCAAAATTACAATCTAATTGTATTTTAATAGGAATTTCCGAATAAATAGCTAATAAATCATATGTATCATCTAAGGTAATAGTACCTATACTTCCCGTATTGGCAACATACAAAAGCCATTTAGTTCTATCTTCATCAACTATTGTATAATCGCCTCCTATTTCCTTATGAACACGGTCTTGTATTGTTAGTACTTGGGTTAGGTTTGGGGTTGTTCCGGGCGCCCCCCCGCCCCCATTAAAATTTTCAACTAACGTCAAAAGTTTAGCATAGGCATCTTCAATATCTGTAGGCGCTACTCCGTCAATTTCGCCAATTTGAGAAAAATAAATTGCCGTTTTGTATTGACCGCTTTCCTTCATTACAATTTTACCACCTTCCAAATCAAAGCTAGGTTGCATAAATGATTCAGAGCGAGGATTACTATCGCCAAGAACAGGAACCAATTCTTTCACAAAAGAAGCTCCAACTATTTTAAAATCCCATTTTGCCATTTTATGTATTTTTTACTTAAACAATTTTTTTTATCTATCGTCTCAACAAAAGTAATAATTAAAATTGATAGTGTATAAAGATTTGGTTATGAAATTTCAAAATGCTAAATTTGTCCTTTAAATTTAATCAAAATCTAAATTATGAGTGAACGAATTTTAAAAGACATTATCTCAGGTGATGATGCAAAAGACTTGTTATTATCAGGTCTTAAAAAGGCTTCAGATGTAGTTTCTTCTACTTATGGCTATCGTGGTCGAACGGTTCTTATCGAATCTGACTATGGTAAAGCCGAGCCTACAAAAGACGGGTACGATACACTTCAATCAATTTTCTTGGAAAATCCCGTAGAAAACATTGCTTTGGAAATTGCGAAAGAAGCGAGTGAGAAAACTATGAAATTTTCAGGTGATAGCACCACAAATACCGTGATTTTGCTTTATGCGTTTTTCAAAAATTCCGTTGAGGCGGTAAAAAATGGAAAATCGCCAATTGACGTAAAGCGAGAAATCGAAAAATCTAGAGATTTAATCCTAGAGCATTTAGACAAAATCTCAACTCCAATTACCGACAAATTAATTTACGATGTAGCCTTGACTTCTGCCAATGGTGATGAAGAAATTGCTAAAATTGTATCTGAGGCTTACATTAAAGCGGGTGCTGACGGTTCTGTATCTCACGCGCGAAGCAATACTGATGAATCTTACCTTGAATTTATCGATGGTACACTTGTCGAATCCGGTTATTCAGATGAAAGATTTGTCAATGTTTTCTCCGATCGAACTTGTGTTTTTGACGACAGTCCACTTATTGTTTGCTCTACAATTGAATTTAAAACCGTGAAACAAATATTGCCGTTTATGCAGTATGCTCACGATAATAAAAAGGCATTGGTGATAATTTCTGATTGCGCACCTGCTGTTAGAGATGTAGTGCTTCAAAATGTAATGCAGAAAGGCGTTCCGTTTTGTATTGTTCATTGCCCTGGCGTTGGAAAGAAAAGATTAGATTCTATCAATGACCTTGCTTGTGTTTTAGGCACTCAAGCAATTACTACTTTATCAGGTGATAATTTTGAAGGTCGAGAAGGCGAATTTATTGGCACGTGTGAGAAAATTGTAGTTGGGAAAGCCGATACGATTATTACTCCCGTAAAAAATGATTACGTTCAAAAAATTGTTGATGGGAAAATTGCTGAAATAAAAGAAACAATTGCGACTACTAAAAGCCAAGTTGAAGAAAAGTATTTGCGCGAAAGAATTTCTAAATTGGTCGGTGGCGTTTCCGTTATTAAAGTTGGATCAATTATCGAAAGTGAATTGAAAGAGAAAATCGCAAGAGTTGATGATAGTGTTTCTGCCGTTCGTTCTGCAAAAGAAGAAGGTGTGCTTGCGGGCGGTGGAGTTGCTTTACTAGACGCTTCAAAATTAGATATTAGCGATATTTGCAAAGAAGTTTGTAAAACTCCATTTGATAAATTAATGGTAAATGCAGGTTTAGCGTCAATCGAATATCCTTTTTGTGGTTATCCAGACGGATATGATGTGAAAAATTACAAACAAGTAAATATGTTCAACGCAGGAATTGTAGATTCGACAAAAGCAATCAAACACGCATTAATTAATGCAATTTCCGCAAGTAATACAATGCTTATGACTGATGCGGTTTTAACTAATAAAAGAATGGTCTAATGGATGCAGAAACTAAAAAAATCGTAGACTTATTTTCTGGTCGCGCGCTGAATTACGTAGTAGTGCTAAAAGAAATTGAAAACGTAAATGAAACTTCAAGTGGATTAGACATTTCCTCTAGCGTTGACAAAAACGAGAAGTATCGTAAAGGAATTGTGGTTTCAATAGGAACGGAATGCCCGAAAGACGATGTAAAACTCGGAGATACCGTAATTTACGATAAATTCAAGGCAAATCCGCTTACTAGAGATGCTGTTGAGTACACAACCTTATTTTATTCGGACCTCGTATTGATTAATTAGCAAATTCGAACATAAAATTGAAGCACTTATTTTTATAAGTGCTTTTTTTTTATCTTTGATAAAAATTTAAGACCATGGCAATAAGTGTAAACTTCATACGAAATTCAGTTTTATTCATAATGAATAAGAGCAATCTCGGCTTTATTGGCGCGTCCGAACTTGACATTTTCTGTAATTTAGCGCAAAGAGATATTTACGAAAATCTTTTTTATCAGTATAATCAGTTTATCAATAAGCAAAATAAACGAGGTACTGGTTTGGAGTATGCGGACATTCCTAAAAACATTCAAGAACAGATTGACCATTTTGCGACCTATTCCGCAGCAGGAGAATTTGTTTTTGATGCGCCAACTGAAACTTGGTCGTTTACAAATAACAATTTATACCGAGTAGAGAATTTGTCTTTGGTAGAAGATACGACAAAGAGAAAAGTCGATATGGAATTGGTATCAAAACGCCAATTGAACGTATTGGTAAATTCAGACATGACGGCTCCTAGTTTAATGTTTCCTGTTTATGAGAAAATTGGAAATAAATTCAAACCATTTCCTTTGGTTCCAAGTGGGTATTCCTTAGAACTTTTCTATTTGAGAACTCCACTTGCTCCGAAATGGACATTCAATATAGTTGCAGGAAATCCAATTTACAATCCAAGCGCGAGTGATTTGCAAGACATTGATTTGCACGAAAGTTTGCTGATTCCTTTTTTGACAAAGACATTAATGTATTGCGGAGTAAGTTTAAGGGAGCCGGAAGTCCAAGCATACGTCAATTCGGAAGAAGCGAAAGACTTTCAAGAAAAACAATAAAAAAAACCCGATGCTAATGTATCGGGTTTTTAGTTTTAATTAAAATCTTGAAATTCGTCTTTCGAGAATGTCTAAATACGTTCCCATTACTTCATGTTGACTTTGCAAATCGAATTGCTCTTCTGAATCAAGTGTGTCAAAAATTGGATTGTCTAAAATAAACGCTCCTAATTTAGAAAATTTATCTTGCAATTCTGTTTTTTCGTCAACCACTCTTTGTTGATGTGGTGCGTACTCTTTGTTGGTTGTTGGTTCCATAACTACGCTTTTGAAGGTTTAAATTTCATCGTTGTTTTCGCAGGAATATCAATTGATTTTCCCGTTTGAGGATTTCGACCTGTTCTTGCAGCGGATTCGTGCTTTTTAAATACGCCAAATTCGGCAATTGCAACACGACCATTTTCCATAGTTGCCTTTTCAATAGTCGCAAATCCAGCGTTCAACACTTTTTTCGCCACTTCTTGAGTTACACCTGTTTCTTCAGCAACAGATTTGATTAAATCACTTTTGTTCATAATAATTTGAATTTTGATTTTTGCCTACTCTAATTACGATTTTCGGCTACCTCGGTTTACTCTTCAGTTTTCTTTTCAAAATGCGGAGTCAATTCCCCTTTTATCGTTTCGTCTACTTCTCGATTTAGTTGCTCTAAAAAATCATTCAGTTCCTTATGGACTACGTTTCTTTTGTATTGTGCCGATGATCGAATTGTCAAAGTTACTTTATTTACTTTCGATAATGCCCCATAAACCATCAATAATAAACTAGACATTTCCGCAGTAAGTTGGTAATATTCCATTTCTTTTACCACATTGTCCTTTGTAACCAATACCGCAGAAGTAATATAAGGCTTACTTACAAATCTCGCCCAAACACCTTTTACGGTTCCTAATTGAACACATACGCGCGTGAATTCGTCTTTTGTGAACATTCCCTTTCCATAGAAGAAAAAAGCTATTTCTATGTCGTCTTTTGAGATGCCGTAGCGAATACTTGCCCAGCGCATAAC